TCTATCCTGTCGCGCACGAATCTGAGACAGAAGATTGGACAAAGCCCCGCGGCTCTAGCCACTTTAGGAGGTAAGATAGATGATGAAAATAAGCAAAACAAGGCTCAAAGAGATTATCAAGGAAGAGCTTTCCACAGTTCGCGAGAGCGACTGGTATGATGACGAGAACGAGACGCGGGCCGACAGGAAGTATGCCGACCGCGACGCCGGATTGGGAGACCCAGCAGAGGAAACATCGCTTAATAGCCCACGTGAGGCTGGGAGGCAATGGGAGGCAGCTAAGATGAATCTCACCACCGCCGCCACCGCCGCGCTAGAAGACGGGTTGAGCCCCCGCGACATCCGTAATGCTATAGAGGAAATCCTAAGTTCCGCCCCAGACGAAGGTCCCCGGCTCACATCAACCGGACCTTGGGCGCCTGAATATAGGGATAAATAAAAATAACGCTTGACACCACCTCCCCATCCTGTATACTAGTATCATAGCCTAGGGGATTACTACGTGTACAAAATCGCGCATCTTGCGGACACGCATATAAAAAATTTAAAGTTTCATTACGAGTATAAGATTGTTTTCGAGCAATTATACGAAACACTACGAAAAGAAAACGTAGACTACATTGTACATTGCGGCGATATCGCTCACACTAAAACACAGATTTCGCCAGAGTTCGTTGAGCTTTGCTCCGACTTTTTCTCAAATCTGGCGTCCATTGCTCCCACTTACATCATCCTAGGCAACCACGACGGCAACCTAAAGAACAGCACTCGTCAGGACGCGCTGTCGCCCATTGTAAAGGCTTTAAACCTGCCTGACTTACATCTGCTTAAGAACGCAGGAGAAGTCCTTGTAGGACCGCACATCGCCTTCAACGTGCTCTCGGTTTTTGATGAGGAGAATTGGGTAGCGCCGAGTGACCCTGAAAGAATTAACATCGCACTTTATCACGGCTCTGTGTCGGGAGTTAAAACCGACACCGGTTGGGTGATGACTCACGGTGATCACGATGTGAGTATTTTTGGTGGTCACGATTTTGCGATGCTTGGAGATATTCACAAGACCAATCAGGTTCTTGATGACGAGGGCCGCGTGAGGTATCCCGGATCAACCGTTCAACAGAATCACGGTGAGACAAACGACAAGGGATTTTTGATTTGGGAAATTGAAGACAAAGACACATTTTGTGTGAGTCACCATGTTCTGCTTAACCCCAAGCCGTTCGTAACAATCGAACTCACGCCAAAGGGGCGAATGCCGCGAGGGACTAAGATTCCACCCGGCGCTCGCCTCCGGCTTGTGAGTAACAACAATTTGCCGCTTGACGTTATGCGCAAGGCTGTTGAAGTTGCGAAGCATCGCTTCGACCCTGAGAGCATCACGTTTCTTAATCGAGCCGCCGGGGATCGCGGCACCGTTGAAATCGGCGCGGGCTTCAAAGTAGAGAACCTGCGCGACAAAGGAGTGCAGGAGAATCTTATTCGTGAGTATCTAGTGGATTACCGGCCCAGCGAGGAAATGCTGGAGCGCGTGTTTGAACTCAACCGCAAATATAATTCTAAGATTGAGGAGACTGAAGAGGTTGCACGCAATGTAAATTGGAGTCTGAACCGGTTTGAATGGGACAACCTTTTTAACTATGGAGAAGGAAACAGCATTAACTTTGCAAATCTCAACGGCATCGTGGGCGTTTTTGGAAAGAATTTTTCAGGCAAGTCGAGCATTATTGACGGCCTACTTTATACAATGTTTAATACAACCTCCAAGAACGAGCGCAAGAATTATAATATTATTAACCAGAACAAGAAAGATTGTAGGGGGCGAGTAGAGCTTCAAGTAGGTGAGAAGACTTATACGATTGAAAGAACGTCAGAGAAATATGTGAAGAAACTAAAAGGCGAGGTCACCAATGAGGCCCGCACAAACCTTAATTTTAGCGGCCTCGATCCAGTAGTAGGAGAAGAAACGAGCCTCAACGGTACTACTCGCAACGAGACAGACGCCTATATTCGTAAGCGTTTTGGTACAGCAGAAGACTTCTTATTGACTTCAATGTCCAGTCAACTCGATAGTTTATCATTTATTAAGGAGGGGTCTACTCGTCGTAAAGAAATTCTCGCTAAGTTCTTGGATTTAGACATTTTTGAGAAGAAGTTTAAGCTGGCCGCCGATGAAGGCGCCGATCTAAAAGCAATCATTCGGCGCGTCGGCGACACCGATTATAGTAATGATATAGCGTTAGCTGAGGTACAGCACATGGAAGCCCACAAGGCACTAAATAACGAAGTTACTGCCTGCGACCAGTTAAGAGAAAATTTGATTTTAACAGAAAAGGAATATGCAGCACTTACAGTACAGATTGATTCTATTCCTGCGGAACGCCTTGATATCAAAAATCTATTGGAAAATCGCTCCTCCCTAGAAAAGAAAATTGAAAATACGGATATTAATATTGTAGAGCTTAAGGAAGAGAATGCCGGGTATGATACGAAACTAAAAGAGTACGACGATTTTTTAACCACCATTGATATTGAGGACCTTTTGGCTCAAAAGCAGGAGTTTGATGAGTTCAAGCAGAAATATGAAGATACCCTCAACAAGGCCCGGCTCCTGGATAACGACTATAAATCCCTGAGCAAAAAACTAGATTTGTTGGATGAGGTGCCGTGCAGCGACAAGTACCCCACTTGTCAGTTTATTCGTGACGCTCACTTGGCTGCTGTGGAGTTGCCTTCTCTAGAAGTAGAGATTGTTGATAAGATTGAAGAAGCCAAAGAATATAAAAATATGACAGTCTCAGTGAATTCCTTTGAAATGATTGAATTTATTGAGCGCTACAACGATACTATCATTAAAAAGAATAACATCGAGATTGAAAAGCGCGACAATAAGGTCTCTATTGAGAAGTTGTACGCAAAGATTAAGAGTTTTCGCGATGCCCTTCGTACGACAACCGGGAAGATTGATTTGTACGAAGAGAAAAAAGATTTGATTAAGAATATTGAAAGCCTTATTAATTCCCGCGACGACGTAGAAAGAAAAACAAAAGATATCAGAGGGGAAATCATCGAGGTTGAAGACTCGATTAATTTCCACCACAGACAACTTGGCTCGATGGAACAAAAGGTTGAGGATCTAAAAGAAAAAAAGCTAGAGCTAGATGAAATACGAGAGGAGTATGCGGCCTATGATTTGTTTCTCCGATGCACCCACTCTAACGGGATTGCTTACGATATCATTAAGAAGAGACTCCCAGTTATCAATTCAGAAGTAGCAAAGGTGCTCGCGAATATTGTAGATTTTGATGTGTCCTTTCAAGAGGACGGCCGCAAGCTTGATATCCTGATTAAGCACCCCAAGCACGATCCACGCCCCATTGAAATGGGCTCCGGCGCCGAGAAAACAGTGGCCGCAATGGCAATTCGTTTGGCGCTATTATCGGTATCGTCTCTTCCTAAAGGAAATATATTTATACTTGACGAACCCGGCACAGCTCTGGATGCAGAGAATATGGAGGGCTTCATTCGAATCCTTCAGCTTATCAAGATGTATTTTAAGACCGTGATTTTGATTTCTCACGTGGATTCGTTAAAAGATATTGTTGATGTAGAAATTGTCATTGATAAGACTGGCGATTTCGCTAAAGTAAAACAATAGCTTATAGCTCGGGATGATCGAATCCGTGCACCTGTAAAAAATAATGCTTGAGAGCGCGCCCCCTCGCGTCTTCGTCCCCCGTATACCAATGCCACGCCGTAAGATTGGCCAAGGCGGCAATCTTAGCTAAAGTTTTTTTAATGTCTTCTTCGATCCAGTCTACCTGTTCTTCATCGGGATCCTCCAAAGAGATACCTAGACCTAGGGCGATGGAATAAAGAGTATACCAGTTTTGATTATTGTGGGCCTCGCTGGCACGAAGGAATAGTTTTCCCAGCCGAAGGCCTTCGGCGCCTGATAGGCCTCTTGCACTTAATTTATCAGGATGGGTTTTTTCTGCAATGCGCCGAAATATTTTTTTTAGGTTTCTAGCCTTATTTGATTTGGGAGCCTTCTCCGTCGCCTCTTCGGGGGGGATTCCTTCCGTGATAGCCGCGGCAACGTCAGCATTTTCCGGAAGATCCCCAAGTGAAGGTCCTGCTGCTTCGGCTTGGCGATTAGGCGTTTGCTGCTGTGCCATATGGTCGTGCACTCTTTGTTTGTCCTCTACTGAAAGCTTGGCCAGCAATTTAGAGACCTCTTCTTGAAATTCGCGAACTGCGTCCCCAGACAGTTCCTGATGGTACTCTAAGTCAGCGTGCACAAATTCTGCATTTTTAAGAGTTTTTTTGAGTCTGTATTTAAGTTGTTTAGACATACATCTGATTCCTTTCTAATTAGTATAAAGGAGCACAGCATGAGACATATTATAGACAAAGGACTACAGAAGCTAGTATCTAGAAAGCTGCTAGCATGGACAACGGCCACGAGCTTGTTACTATTTTCTGACTTGACGTCCAGCGATTGGGTAATCATTACTACAGTTTATATTGGTGGTCAGACTATCATCGATGCAGTCGCGAAGCTTAAGGGCTACAAATAATGACCTGGATAAAATTTAGAACCGGTGCAAAAAAAGCATGGCTCTGGGCTAAAAAGTTTTGGTGGGCTCTTGTCTTGGGGCTCGCGCTCATCGTGACAGGGCTCATTTATTTGCTCACCAAAAATGGCGCACATATAGCGACTCTTTTAGATGTATTAGATTCGAAGCGATCCGCGCACGATGCGGAGATGGAAACTCTTGGCAACATTCATGATGCTGAGATTGCCGCAAAGAATGCAAGACTTAAAGAACACGAAAAGCGTCGCGCAGAACTTGAGGAAGAGTTTGCCAAAAGAGGGGAAACCCTTGATAAAAGAAAAGAAGCCGAGCTTAAAAGACTCGTGGATGAGAGTTATAATGATCCAGAGAAGCTAGCTAGAGAGTTGGCCGAAGCGTTTGGGTTGAAATAATGTTTAAAAAGATACTGTCACTTTACTTGATGATATTTCTAATGTGTCCTGCGCTCGTTTGGGCTGAGGATGCTGAGCCTGACTATGATCTGGTGCCCATAAAGGCCGGGGAGGTTGCTCCTTTTGATGGGGTTTTGCTTTCATTAGATGCCGCTGCAAAAATTGTTGTCGAGAAGAAATTTGAAGATGCCGAGTGCGACCTCCGCATTGGCTATGAACTCCATATGCAAGAGGAAAGGTTTCAGCTGCTATTAGACTACAAAGATATTGAGATTCACGCGTGGAAGGATAAGTACGAGTCGATGATGATTCTTAAGGTTGCCGAGAACGATCGGTTGATGGACTTGGTGCTGACACAAAAGCCTGGCAAGGACCCATTTTTGGTGGCTCTGGGATTTGGTATTGGTACCCTCACCTCTTTAGGAATTTTTGCACTGTCAACTGAGATAGTTAAATGAGTTTCTCACAGGCCAACTCAAGAGGGCGTTTACTTAGATTTTTATCGGACAATCTTGAGTTTGAAGATGACCTCGTCGTCAGTGGAACTCTCTATGCCGGCGCGACTCATTTGTCTTATAACGGTACCTCAACCGATGCTAACCTTCTTATACACGAAGACCAAGATTCAGGCGCGCGACTGTCGTTCACCAACACAGCAGACACTAGTGGGCCATATGGAAATTCTTGGGACTGGACCCTATATGCCGATTCCGCTGCGGAGGGATCCGAAGACGACGCGTCGCTAAACTTTTGGTACGGCGACGCCGACGGAGACGGTACCGGGCAAGACCTCTTCATCATCTACGGCGACGGCCCGACCACGACCTTACGCCAACCTGCAGTTTACGCTTTCAGGAATGCGACTCAGGATCTTACCCCAGACGCAGATTGGGAAACTGTTATTTTTAATGATGACTCCTCTGCCGAGGACACTGTATTTGATGTGGGTGGCGATTATAATACGAGCACAGGGGTATTTACAGCACCAGCAGCTGGTAAGTATTTAATATCGACAGAGGTGATGCTCGCAGGGGTGCCGGCCACGGACGGCTATGTCATGCTTAAATTAATTACAACTCGCAGCGCTGCCGACACTTTCACTCAATATGCTGGCCGCATAAACCCTGGATCGTGGGACACAGAGATGAATTATTATCAGGTATGTGGCACGTGGCTTGCCGCCATGGACAGCGGCGACACGGCCTATGTCCAGGTCCAGAACACCACCGCCGACGGTGGCACTCTAATCTATGGTTCCTCCACCGCTTTATATACTCGCATACAAATAATAAAAGTTTCTTAGGAGAAAATTATGAAAACAATCACTTTGGAGTTTGAAGACTTAGAATGGCAAATCCTAGAAGAAGGGATTGTCGATCCCACAGAGTGGATCCAAAATGTGGCCAACGTCAAAATGGAAAAAGTTAGAAACCGTATAGTTGCCAAAGAACAGTCTCGCCTCATAGAGGGATCGTCGACGACGATGCCGGCGACTATTGAGGGCCTCGTAGACTCATTCTTTTCGCAGCCCGACTACCTGACTGCCGCCGAACGCGCCGCTGCGGCCAACGATGACCCCGCGCTATCAGATGCCTAAAGACCAAGACTACATCGCCAAATTAGAGCGGGCCATCACTCAAAAGTATGGCCCCGAAACTATTAACAATCCTCGAAGCGCTTGGGATGAAACCCGAGAGAGGGAATACATCTCCCAGTCCCAAGAGGAACAGCGGAAATTTTCTAAGATCGCCGAAACAAAAGACAAAGTAGAACAAGACGGATTTTTAATAAATAAAAAACTACTTACTAGAGATCATAATAGGACGTGTCCTGTGTGTTCAACATATTCTTTTCATCCGCGGGATGATTTATATATGACTAAGTTTGAGTGTTGTCGGACTTGTTATATATCCTGGGTGGAAGGAAGAGAGGATAGATGGCTTGCCGGCTGGAGACCTGATAGTGCGAATGAATAAAACACAGCTTTATACCCTTATACAGGAAGAGATTCAAGAATCTATTAGATCTTCTTATCAACGAATGAAAGGCTACCAACAGCTAGCTGATTCCTTAAAACAGCTTGAGAAGGTAATGATTCATCTCCTCCGGCAGAAGCAAAATAATGAACCAGGCACCGTAGAACACGACAAGGCGAAGGAACAGCTAGCGCGAATTGCGGCGGTTGCTCAAGAGTATGCTTATAGGAGTGAGAGATAATGAGAATCACAAAGTCCAAACTAAAGGAAATTATTTTGGAAGAACTAGAGGGGCTCTCTGCGGAGGATAACCCTACACAAGAGGATCCTCTTTTAAGCGAGCTGGACCTATCAAACCTGCTGACAAGCCCGGCAGCGGTGGAGGTGATCAACGGTCTCGTTCAAAAGGCGCTTAAGGATATCCTCGACGGATCCAGTGGCGCCAGCACATCAACACTAAGCAGTCCTCTGGGGACAGCTGTAAGCAGTGCCCTCGGGGCAGCTGCAGAGGAATAAAAAAATGGCAACAGTATATGAAATCATTCAGGGGATTAACCAAGCGGCCGCAAACGCGTTCGACGGCTCCGAAGCTAAAGTGGGTCTCGACCGAGAAGAAGGAGACCCCATCTTAGACCGTCGTGTTATGGACGGCTTTAAGGTTAGGTTTATCGGTCCTATATTGCGCGTCTCTTATCAATCAGAAATACGCCTTCAAGACGTTAAAGCCAAAGGTTTTGAGGATTCTATTATTTCGAAGCTTAAAGATATCGTAAAGTTTTTAAAGAAGGAATATAAAGCCATCACCGGCAACACACTTACTCTTACACTTGAAGGGGACCATAACATCCTCGTGCAGCGGATGTCCAACTATCGAACCGATGTACAGGCTCAGTGTGATTATAAAATCGGAGGCCTTAAGGATGTGGGCGACGTGAAAGCAGGGTCCGATAAAGATCGGCTCGATAAGGCAATTAAGAGTTGGCTTGAGTTGGGCCCAGGTAAGAAGCGCCCCTCTAATGATACCCGAAAGGGTAGTTAAGGGGTGATATGGCTAATGCCCTTACCAAAGAGGAGATACTAAGAGAGGTCGTAAAAGCAGGTAAAAATTCTATCTATTTTACGATGAACTATTGTCGTATTTCTCATCCTCAAAGAGGGCTCATTCCGTTTAAAGCCTATGACTATCAGCAACAGCTATTAACAGACTATAGCGACTATCGGTTTAATGTAATTCTTAAGGCTCGGCAGCTTGGGATCTCTACTATTACGGCAGCCTATATTGGGTGGTTGATGATCTTCCACCGTGATAAAAATATTCTTATTGTGGCCACGAAACTTCAAACTGCCACCAACTTGGTACGCAAAGTTAAAGCGATAATTAAGAATCTTCCGGAATGGATGCAAATTTCTCAAATTATTGTAGACAATCGCACTTCTTTTGAGCTTTCTAATGGCTCACAAATTAAAGCAGCCTCCACATCTGGTGATGTAGGTAGATCCGAGGCCTTGTCGTTACTGGTTGTCGATGAGGCAGCGCACGTTGAAAAACTTACGGATCTGTGGACAGCTCTCTACCCCACTCTTTCTACCGGTGGCCGCTGCATCGCGCTCTCGTCGCCTAATGGAGTGGGCAATTGGTTTCACCAAACTTGCGTAGAGGCCGAAGCAGGCACCAACGATTTTTATATGACCACCCTGATGTGGGACGTCCATCCCGATCGCAATAAAGCGTGGTTCGATAAAGAAACGCTCAACATGTCAAAGCGACAGATCGCCCAAGAACTGGAGTGTAATTTCAATGTGTCGGGAGAGACGGTTATCCATCCGGATGATTTGCAATGGTACTTAGAAAGGGCGGCCGTCCCCGAATATAGAACCGGCTTTGATCGAAATTATTGGATTTGGAAGCGCTACGATCCGGAAAAGACTCATCTTATTGTAGCAGACGTCGCGCGCGGAGATGGGAAAGACAATAGCGCGTTCCATATTTTTGAATTAGAAAGTATGGAAGTGGTGGCCGAGTATGTAGGAAAGCCCACTCCGGATGACTTTGCTGAGGTTCTTTATGGAGTCGCGAAGGAATACGGGAATCCTATGATGGTCGTAGAAAATAATAATATAGGGTACGCAGTACTTAAAAAGCTGCTGGATAAGGGGTATCCTAACATATATCATTCTACAAAAGGAGACCATCAGTATATTGACCCCGTTACGGCACAGTGGCAGTCTAATGCCATCCCGGGCTTTACTACTTCTTCCAAAACGCGTCCTCTGATTGTGGCCAAGATGGAAGAGTTTATGAGAAACAAACTAATTAAGATAAATTCCAATCGCCTGCTTTCAGAAATGAAAACATTTATTTGGCACAACGGGCGCCCCGAAGCGATGCGTAGCTATAATGATGATTTGGTGATGGCCTTTGCGATTGGATGTTGGGTAAGAGATACAGTGATTGTTGAGAGCCAAAAGGGATTAGAGTACAGTAAGCAATTTTTATCTTCCATCTCCACAGACAACACGACTATGTCGACCACTATACCAGGAATGCGAGAGCATAAAATGACAAAAGAGAACCAGCGCAATGGTCATGCTCTAGAGCATAATCAAAAATATCTGGCTTTAATAAAAGGGTAAAGAATGGCACGACGACAAGGAAGTAATCCACGAAATCCCGCGTCTCCTCTCTTTAAGAGGCTGACTCGAATATTCTCAGGACCTCTTGTAAATTATCGAGCACAAATTGCGCGCCAGGAAAGACGCAATGATCTAGATAAATATCGCTATCGATTCCGCTCAATGAGCGGCCAAGAGTTCAAGCGCGCAACAGACAACCTGTCTCAGAATTATAATATTCTTTCATCGCACGCAATGCGAAACCAAAATCGCGGCGAGCGCTATCAAGATTTTGACCAAATGGAGTATATGCCCGAGATAGCATCAGCCGTTGATATTTATGCTGATGAAATGACGACCTCTAATGAATTTGATAAATTACTGACAGTTGATTGCCGGAATCTCGAAATTAAAACTATTCTAGAAACTCTTTTTTATGATGCACTTAATCTTGAATTCAATTGTTTTGGCTGGGCGAGGTCCATGTGTAAGTTTGGTGACTTCTACCTCTACTTGGATGTTGATGAACATCTGGGGGTAAAATCAGTTATTGGGCTTCCTGCGCAGGAAATTGAACGGCTAGAGGGACAAGACCCCACTAATCCTAACTATGTACAATTCCAGTGGAACGGTGCGGGAATGACCTTTGAAGATTGGCAAGTAGCACATTTTCGTATTTTGGGAAATGATAAATATAATCCTTATGGAACCTCCGTCCTAGATCCGGCGCGCCGCATCTGGCGTCAACTCGTTTTAATTGAAGATGCGATGATAGCTTATCGTGTTGTACGCGCCCCGGAGCGCCGAGTCTTCAAGATTGATGTGGGCAACATCCCGCCGCAAGACGTGCCTCAATATATGGAACGCGTTAAGACAGAATTAAAACGAAACTCTTTAGTTAATGCTGAGACGGGCCGTGTAGATTTGCGCTACAACCCATTGTCCCTAGAAGAAGACTATTTCATTCCAATGAGAGGAGGGGTTGGCTCAGACATCGTTTCTCTACCTGGCGCCAAATCGTTGGACGACATTGACGATGTAAAATATATGCGCGATAAGCTATTCTCTGCGCTTAAAGTTCCACAGTCCTACCTCACCAATTTAGATGGAGACAATGAAGACAAGACAACTTTAGCACAAAAAGATATTCGTTTTGCCCGCACCATTCAGCGACTTCAAAGAGCTTTAATATCAGAACTGGAGAAAATTTCGGTGGTTCATCTCTATACGTTAGGTTTCCGCGGCGAAGATTTGATAGGCTTTAAGCTCGCTTTGAATAATCCGTCTCGTCTGGCCGAGCTGCAACAACTAGAATACATGAGAACGAAGTTTGATATTGCCAACGCTGTGCCCGAAGGCGTATACAGTAAGCGGTATATTTCAAAGAATATTCTGGGGATGTCGGACGAGGAATTCCTACGCAACCAGCGCGAATCCTTCTATGATAAGAAATATATGCAGGCCCTTGAAGGAGTTCAAGAGCAGGGCGCCGCCGACGAGATGGGTGGCGACCTCGGTGGCGACCTCGGAGGGGAGCTTGGTGGCGACCTCGGAGGGGAGCTTGGCGGAGAACTAGAGGGTGGCGAAGAAGAGGGGGGCGAAGAAGAGTCCCCTCTCCTCACGTCCCCAGCCCGCCGCGAAGATCGCCCGGGCCCGGCACAAGATCGTATACCTCGACGTCCTGATGGACGCAGAGGCTCGGGCCCCACCCGCAGACACCTAAGAAGTCTCGTAGCACCCGAAGTTCCAACTGGTCGCGCAGAGAAAAGGCGCGTAGGTCATTCAATTGGGCGAGTGGGCGTCCCCGATCTTAAGGCGTTAGTTAGTCTGGAAGAGAATAACGGATCTATTTATACTAAGGATGAAATGATGTTGTTAGAAAACACTACCAATATACGCAAACTTATTGCTCAACTGGAATCAAAAGGGGCACAGAAGGATGAAACATAATAAGAAACGTAATACTGCTTTCATTTATGAAGCGCTGGTCAAGGAATTTACCAAGGCGGTTCTTCAAAACGATACTGCAAATAAAGTCGCGATTCTTGACATTTTTAAAGAGCATTTTATAACAGGCGCGCCACTTCTGGCTGATCTTCGTTTATATCGCGTGCTCCTCGAAACTAAAAATATGCAGGCCACCGTGGCGGAGCGGTTACTTCAGGAAACAAAGGAAGCACGATTGGCTCTTGACGATGAAACAATTTTTGATGCACAATCTCGCGTCATCGCTGCCATAAATAAGAGTCTAGGCCAACATGTTTGGTCTAATTTCGTTCCTAACTTTAAAACCTTAGCCTCAATAAAGTCTATTTTTACTAAAGGGTCGCCGGTTAAGCAACGCGTTTTGTTCGAACAGGCATTGGTAGATCAGATGGCGTCAAAAAGATCGCATCAAGAAACTGCTCTTAAGTCCATAGATAATATAACCTATCATTCGTTTATTAACAAGTTTAATGAAAAATATACTAATCTCTTAGAGGAACAAAAAGATTTCTTAAATAGATATATTACATCTTTTGCAGATGAGGGTTTCGAATTGCGTGTCTATCTTAACGAAGAAATCGTAAGGCTGAAGAGCTTAATTAGTAAAGTCGTTGAGAGTGAGACTGCTGATACCCTTATCCGTCAGAAATCGACTGATGTTGTAGGATATCTTGATAGCCTGCGGCGCAGGGAGTTTGAGGGCGCGGACTTAACGAAGCTCCTTAAGACTCAAGAGCTTGTGCGGGAACTCGCCGAAAATGATTAGGATCAAGATCGGCGGACCACAAGCAACAGTAGAGCTAAATGCCCGCAAGGCGCTTGATGGCTCACTGCTCATCATGGATCACAAAAAAATTGATATTGCCGTCATCCCCGAAAAGATGAAAGTGGTGACCTTTCCAAAAACAACGGCTACAGAAGATGTTTACGATTATCAAAATCGTCTGCTAGAACTGCTGGCCGACAAAGGTGTTATCGACAGATCGACAATTCAAGGGGGCCACGTTTTTCGTTCCCTCGAAGCCGTTGTATTTAGCAACGAACAAATCAACTCACTACAGGCGGCAGTCTATGTGATTGCAGAATTTATTGACCATGAGGCAAACATTGATCGCGTAGCTGACGAATACGAGAAAGAGCTAGAAGATATGTATACCCATCCGGACGACCAGGATTCCACAGAGTTCGGTGAAGTACCACAATATGCTGAGAAGGGAGCGATGCGTCCCGGGTACTACTACTACCCGCTCAGATATCGTTATTAATGTGCAATTATTACATTTTATTCTTGCTGCTTACGGCTTAACTTTCATCATAGTTTACGGATCAATTTTTGAACGCGTAAGGTTTCTTTCTACAAAAAGTCATTTTTGGGGAACACTTTTGCATTGTCCTCTTTGTGTGGGATTTTGGAGTGGGCTTTTTCTTTGGGGGATTAACCCCTGGACCGAACTATTTACATTCAGTAATAGTCCCGTAACTGCATTTATATGCGGATGCATCAGTGCCGGAACATCGTACTTTTTAAGTATGCTGGTAGATGATAACGGAATTAAAAACGATCGTTAGGAGGTAATAAAATGCAAAAATGGATACTTCAACCAGTGCGACGTTGCTGCAAAGGAAGCTGACTATCGGTGGGCTCGTGTCCACGTTAAGCTTTTTAGGAATAAGATAATGGCACGATATAGAAAAAATGTAAAAAGAATCGATCCAAGATACTTCTTGCACGAGACAGTAGATCGATCAGCTGATGGGCGGGGGCCAAGAGGACCAATCGGGAGAGCATCCCGGACAAACTTGTGAGGAGGCTCGCCCCGGGGCCCCACACTCTGAGGAAATAAGATAATGGCACGATATAGAAAAAATGTAAAACGAATAGACCCAAGATACTTCTTGCATGAGACAGTATTGTTTGAGCAGGGGATGTCGGCAAATATAGCTAAGCAGCTTGATCAAATAGTGCTGAGCGCCACGAAAGCGCTAAGGGGCATATTAGAATCGGGCCTTCTTTCTGCATCTAGAGATCCCGAAGCCCGAGCCGGCGCAGCGCTGCGCCCAGATGATGAAGCTCCTCGAAATGTGGCAGGAGGCAATCTGGAAGGAATGATAACCCAGTATGTGGACAAGTTGGACGAGGCTGCAGCCCTACAGCTCGGCCGAGGCGGAGGCTCTACCCGCGGCGGCGAAGCCGCTGCAGCTATATGTGGCGAGGTACTCCGGACCCTCCCTCCGTGCCCAGAGGGTGAAGAAGTATGTGAATTGATGAGGAATGCAGTAGGATACTTAGCCTGTTTAGAGCAGGGCGACGGCGGTCCCTGGCTACAAGAGAATGGACTCGCGCAGGTAAATCAGAAGATATACAGTGCTCTTAACGATAAATTAAGAAACACCTTCCAGAAAAGCGCTGTGCAAGAGGCCCGAAGCGACCTCTCGCGCTCCGAAACCAAGAGACTTGTCCAGGAAACCATAGCGGACATCCTGAAGAGTAGGTAGAACTGAATGCCCCAGCTTCTCCGCGAGTACTATGAATTATGTGAAGGCGGCATCTGTCAGGATCTTCTGACAGAAGCGGAGAAGAGTTTTGTCCGTGAGGGGGGCCTGATGCTCACGGGTAAACTTCAAGAATGTGACGTTCAAAATGGTAACGGACGCGTCTACCCGGGCCCAATCCTTACTCGTGAAGTGAAGAAATATGCGGGCCTCGTAGAAGATAACCGCGCTCTGGGAGAACTCGATCATCCTGAGTCTTCTATTATTAACCTTGCTAATGTGTCTCACATGATGACAGAAGTTTGGATGGACGGGGCGAATGTTATGGGCAAAGCGAAGGTTCTTAATACACCCTCAGGCCAAATTCTCCGGTCCCTTGTTGAGTCCGGTGTAAAGATCGGCATCTCCTCTCGCGGAATGGGGTCTGTGACCGAGCAGCAGGGTAAGACGATTGTAGAGGATGACTTTCAATTGATCTGCTTTGATATTGTTTCGGAACCATCGACCCCTAATGCCTTTATGGGAATCTCAGAAAGTAGATTGATGAACGAAAGCATTCAACGCAAGAACAAGATCATTGGCCTCTTGGATGATATTATAGGAAAATAGTGGTATGCCTAAACCTTCTTCTACACCGCAATATGAGGCCCTTCGCCAACTGGTAGCTGAAGAATTGCAAATTGAGGTTTCCCGCCCGCGTCGTCGAAGATCAAGCGTAGAGTCTGACACCGTCCCCGGAGAACCAGACCCGAGATCTAGTCGTGCCCACATCCCCCCGTCCGACGACGATATTGAGTTGCCATCTCCAGCCGAGGAGGAACACCCCCGCACCCGCGGCGACTCCCCTTCTGACGATGGTGTTGGAAGCAGGATGAAAGGCTGGTGGAAGAAATTCACAGGCGGCGATCGAGAAGCTGCTGACGGCCGCCGTGCTGGCCGAAAAGCTACTGATGACGGCCGCCGAAAGAAGTATGTAAGCCGCGGCTGGTTGTCGCAGGATATCCCCGGCGCACCCGTTACGGGAGATGTACAGGGTAAGAAAACCAAGGGCCTAGGAGGCCTAGGCGCACGCCTGTTTGATATGACGCCGGAAGACTTTGGGAACCTTGGCGATGTGAGCGATTACGAAGAAGCTCTTCTAGAAGAAAGTCGACTCAATCGATGGAAGGTATTATCGGGCGTTAAATGAAAAAATCACAGTTAAAGCAAATTCTGAAGCCGCTGATTAAAGAATGCATCAAGGAGGTGATGTTTGAAGATGGTGTTCTTTCGGGGATCATTGGCGAAGTAAGTAGAGGAATTGCCGCCCCGCAAATCGAAGCGGCTTCTCCCCCTGTAGATCCAACGCTAGCACGTATGCAGCGCAACACATTTAGTGCGGAACAGGGATCTAAAATGAAAGCACAAAAAAAGAAGCTCATGGAAGCGATAGGCTCGCAGGCCTATAATGGCATAGATTTGTTTGAAGGAACAACGCCAGGACCGCAGCAGCTCCAGGGCGCTGCAGCCGCGGCCCCTCTTGCCGGTGTAGAGGCCGGCGACGCCGGCGTAGATATTAGTAATTTATTTGGCTCTGTTGGGAATAGTTGGGGAGCCCACATGCAAGATGTGAGCGCGAGAAAGAAATAAGGTATACTTCTGATGGCCACCAATGTACGGGTCGACTTGCGGCGAAACGAATCGTCTGGAAAATTAATTCGTAGGTTTATTAAAAAAGTTAAGAATGAGAAAATTTTAGAAATATACCGCCAGAGAACAAATCATTATATCAAGCCTTCGGTGCGCCGAAAGATGAAACGGAAAAAGGCTATTAGGGCCCGAGAGAAGTTGGAAAGGCGCCAACAAGAAAAAATGTTGCGTTAAAGCACTGAGTCACAACTAATTAATGAACGGAGAGAATTATAATGGCAGCTTTTAAATATAACGTTGGTCTTCAAAATGTAGGCTCTTATCAAGTCAGCGGTAAACCGTGGGCCACAGGGAGCATCGGCTGTCGGGCTGACGCATTAGCGATAGCACAGGTTGATTTTCCTAATGTTACCTCCTGGGTGATGGTGTCAAATCTTGATAGTACCAACGCCACCCTTCGAGTTGGCTTTTCTAGCGGCGGAGTGGCCGGCGTGCCAACGTGCGCTGATCAGGGCAATCGATTTTTAGAGATCGCGCCAACTAGTGGCTCGGGTCCAGTGCGATTTGACATTAAGGTAACACAGGTATTCTTAAGCGGATCTGATAACTGTTCGGTGATTGCTGGCCTTACGGGGATCGCCCCCGACACCATTAATATGGTAAAAGCTAATTCTCCCAGTGGTTCGAACTGGTCCGGCTCCTCTGGCATAGGGTAACGGGATCGGTGAGGCTATGGTAGAAGATGGTATGCGACACGCACGTTACGCAAAAGGGGAGGAGCGGAACAGCTAAACTATCTAGTTACCATGAGCTTTTATTAAATGCCAGTGGGCAGACAAGCGGGGTGACTAGATGGCAGATCCAGTAAATAAGTGGGACCAACCTGAATCAGCGCCCCCACCCATGTTCTTTGGCAAAAAAGAACGTGACCTAGTAAAACAAGTAAATGATGAACTCGCCGAGCGCGTAGTAGGCCAAACTATAGCCTATTACGCCGTGAGTTTAGAAGATTCTAATTATCACCCGATTTATGGCGAAGCTGTTGACAAGGTTACACTTGCGCCTGTGCGTGTTTACGCGTACGTTACAGTTGAAAACGAACAAACGAACGAGCGCTACGGATATGAATACCAAACGAAGCTCACAGTTAATTTTAATCGCAAGAGGCTCACACAAGACCAAGATCTTTTTGTCCGTGTTGGAGATTTTGTTCAATATGGAGATGAGTTTTATGAGATTGCTCGAACCTATAATGATACGCGCTATTACTTTGGTCAAGTAGAGCACAAATTTCAAATTAGTGCGGAGTGCATAAAAGCGCGCCGCGGCACCTTCCGCATCCGCGGTGAGATGACTCCGCAAATTGTGACATCTGGCCCGGGCGCCGTACCCTCATCAGAGCCCGCCCCGGCACCACCTCCTGCCGTTCCCAAAGCCCCCAACAATGCTCAGTACGTGGTGCTTGAAGCTACGGATGCGCTCACCCAAGAACGAGTACTGACTGCTGGGAGCAATATTACCCTGACAGATGGCGGCGCCGGGGGCGGTCTTACTATTGCGGCTACGGGTGATTTGGCGCCATCAGGTTCGGCGCTAGTTTATAGTTCGACAGGCGTTGAAAGTTCGGGCTATCTGAAGGTGACGGGTTCCACAACTCTTCAAGGTGCCATTTCATCATCGGCCGGCGCAACCTGGGCTGGTTCTGTGTCTTCATCGGGTGATATTGCCGTCACCGGTGCCATTCATGCCACCACCTATTATGGCGATGGATCGAATTTAGCGGGTGTGGGCTCCAGTGCTTCCGGATCAGCCCGTCAATATTCTGCTACTGGACTAGAGACATCCGGCTATTTGAAGGTGACCGGGTCTACAACCTTAGCAAACTCGCTGTCTTCGTCAGCCGGAGCCGTTTGGGGGTCGTCGATCTCTTCCTCGGGCGATATGGCCTTGACGGGTGCCTTGCATGCAGCTACTTTGTATGGGGATGGCTCCGGCCTCACCGGTGTCCTTACTTCCATGTCTGGCGCCGCCCGCCAATACTCAGTTACGGGGGTGGAGACGTCGGGATACCTTAAAGTAACTGGGTCTACTACTTTAGTTGGGTCGCTTTCATCTTCGGCGGGAGCAACGTGGGCGTCGTCTCTTTCATCTTCCGGCGATGTAGCTCTTAGTGGCGCCCTCCATGCGGCTACCTTATATGGCGACGGCTCAGGCCTTACTAATCTTTCAGCCGACGGAATAGACGTCACGAGCTCAACTGGTGATCTATCATATAGAGTGGTGTTCACAGAAGATTTTCAAAGTGATGGTTCTTTGGGGCTTGGGGGCAACACGGGTCTTGTTTACAATCCCACCGATGCCGTTCTTTCTAGTTCGGCGGGAACGCAAATCGTGGGCGACTCTATTTTTGGGGGCGCACTGAGCGTTTCGGGTACGCTTACCGTGGGGGGAACCGGATCTTTTTCTTCAGTTAATGCATCTGGTACCTTGTCCGGGTCTAGCACCCTTCAAGCTGTGGGTGCCACTACTTTGGGGAGCACTCTGGCCGTGTCGGGGGCTGCGACTTTGGCGGCAACTGGCTCTTTTTCTTCTATTGTTGCTACGGGCTCTATATCGGGCTCCAGCACTTTGCAAACCGTAGGCGCCACTACGCTGGGGAGCACTCTTAATGTTTCAGGGGCTGTTACAGTAGCAGGTAGCGTGAGTTCCAGTGGTCAGGTGTATGCGGGCGATATCACTTTAGCTCCAAACGCCGGCAACGCCACGCCACAGATCCTTTTCACATCACCGGGCGGCGGCGCAGAAATTACTTCTACTGGAGCAGGTACCTTTAATCTTGTCTCGAATGCAGTGCTCGAACTCAGGGCAGGTTCTTCGTCGGATCTTCAATTGGGCGCCGACGGCCGCACCGGTGACATCGTCTTAGGCTCTGCCGGCCAACTCTCGTCTTCATATGGGGCTGCTTTTGTTCAATCTGTTTCGTCCTCCGGAGATGTGGCAGTTACAGGCAATGTTCACGCGGCATCCTATTATGGCGACGGATCCAACCTCACCGGTGTCGACGCCGTTTCGGGCTCAGCACGTCAATACTCTTCAACAGGAATGGAAACGTCCGGCTATTTGAAGGCTTCTGGTTCGGTCACCCTGGCGGGGACTGGTTCGGTGTCATCGTTAAATATGACGGGAACGTTATCTGCGTCTAGTACAGCACGTTTCGGAAGCTCCGTTTCGTCCTCTGGAGATGTAGCCGTCACAGGCAATGTTCATGCGGCAGCATATTATGGCGACGGGGCCAATTTGACCAACGTAGGGGTTTCGGGTTCGGCGCGCCATTACTCTGTTGCGGGTTTTGAAACCTCGGGATACTTGAAAGTTACAGGCTCCACAACACTCGCTGGCGCTGTTTCTTCATCGGCCGGCGCCGTCCTCGTGGGCTCTATTTCCTCCTCTGGAGACACAGCCGTCACAGGCAACGTTCATGCAGCTGCTTATTATGGCGATGGTTCAAATTTAACGGGTATTGGAGCGGCCGCTGTCTCAGGCTCCGCGCGTCATTATTCTGTAACTGGCCTTGAAACGTCTGGGTATCTACGGGTCACGGGATCTACAACTTTGGTGGGGACTGGCTCCCTTTCGTCAGTGGTGGCCACCGGTTCTATATCTGGATCCAGTACTCTACAGGCTGTGGGAGCCGTGACCTTGGGGGCGGCACTGAACGTGTCGGGTAGTTCAACGTTTGGGGGAGGTATTACATATCCTCGAAGTGCCATTACGGCCGCGACTTACACAGTATTGGTAACAGACTATTATATAGGGGTTGATCCTACATCTAACGCCGTGACCCTAACACTGCCAGTAGCCGCGGCAGCCGGAACCGGCAAAACTTATGTTATTAAAGATGAGACCGGCCAAGCCGGCGCCAACGCTATCACGATCGACGGCGATGGGTCAGAAACTATTGATGGAGTTGCGAGCTTTGATATTAACTCTCCTTATGGGGCCGCCCACTTTTACACAGATGGCTCAAATTGGTTCATCTACTAACTCTAAAAATATATGTATAAACATCTTTTCAATTAGGGGAGTTTGCGACGCGGCACACTATATGTTATAGAAGAAAAACGGGAGTGGGTACTTATATATCTTATTTTTTACTCTTTCAGATTGTGCGCATAATCATATGATTTAATGAATTTTTCACCCGTTTTGCCATAACCAAGGAGGATTTAAAGTGGCATACAAATTTCAAAAGGGCGCATTCCACGCGGATGGCCTTATATCAGGTTCGTCAACGGTAAAAGCCGTTGGGTCCCTTTCATCTTCCGGCGACATTGCCGTTACGGGAGCAATTCATGCTGCACAGCTGTATGGTGGTGGCGCCGGTATTACCGGCCTTACTGTTGCGGCAATTTCAGGTACTACTGCTCAGCTTACCACTGGCGTAGAGACATCCGGATACCTCAAAGTAACCGGGTCTACTACACTCGCCGGCAAACTTTCGAGTTCTGCCGCGGCAGAGATTGTTGGTGCATCAGTTTTTGTTGGAGCGATGAAGATGAGTGGTACGGTTCGGATGGAGTCGGGCAACTCGCTCTCCTTCAACGGTTCGTCTAACACTGCGAAGATTACCAATCAAGGGCAAAATCTAGATATTAACGCCCCCGGTGCAATTGTTTTCAATGCTGCAACGTTTGTTTCAAGTGGCGTTGGTGCTCAGTTTGTTGGCAACTCCATCTTTGGTGGAAATCTGGATGTCAGTGGTAACCTGGTTGTCGGCGATTCGACGTCTGATACTATGCAAGTCAAGGCCACAGCGGTTTTCTCTGGTCCCGAAGGACACAAGCTAGGTACGATCATTACCAATACGGAACTTACTGCCTCTAGCGACCGGTCTTATCAGATCGTGAGTGGAGGAACGAGTGGTATTACACTTACTATGCCCTCGGCTAGTAACACGAACTATTCGTATATGATTAAACGCCACTCGCTTATGAGTGGAAATGTTGTTATTACCGGTAGCGGCGGAGATGCGGCCTCACAGTTGATTGATGGAAATGCAAGCATTACTCTGTCAACTGTTGGAGCCTCTGTATTCCTGATTGCGGATGGTACTCAATGGAACATCTTCTAAGTCGAAGATAAAACTCTCTAAGATAAAACTTAGATACAAAATCTTAAGGGCGTCTATTCTTCGGAGTAGACGCTCTTTTGCATTTAAGAAGCTATTTATTGTGTACATCGGGAGACACTTTTGTGGCATATAAGGTTCAATTAGGTGCAGCACACCTCGCCGGACTCGTTTCGGGCTCATCTACAATTAGAGCGGTAGGCTCTATGTCTTCATCGGGGGACATTGCCGTAACGGGAGCCGTGCATGCAGCAACGTTGTTTGGAGATGGTGCGGGTATTACCGGTCTTACTGTTACGTCAATTTCAGGTACGACTGCACAACTGACAACGGGCCTAGAGACATCCGGTTATCTCAAAGTAACCGGGTCTACGACCTTAGCGGGTGCAGTTTCCAGTTCTGCTGGTGGTGTATTCGTCGGCTCCATTTCGTCTTCGGGCGACATTGCAATTTCGGGCGCCTATCATGGTGACGGCTCAAATCTAACAGGTATTGCTGGAAATGTTTCAGGCTCCGCGCGCCACTATTCGTCCACCGGCCTTGAAACCTCGGGCTACCTAAAAGTTTCGGGCTCGGTCACTTTCGCCGGTACTGGCTCCATGTCCGACATTAACATGTCCGGCGCCCTTTCGGGCTCTGGCGATCTTCTGTTCCAAGGAGGGGCAAATCTTGGTAGTACATTGAATGTCACTGGCGCCATCTCGGGCGCCAACCTCAGTGGGGAAGCTGGTACACTGACTTCTCTCAACCTTCAGGTCGGCGGAATTACGAATGCCGGCGCTGTCGCCGGGGGCACAACTGCTACATTCTCTAGTACGATATCCGGTTCGGGGATTCAAGGGGAAGCCGGCGTGCTGACCTCTCTCAATCTTCAGGTGGGGGGAATCACGAATGCTGGTGCTCTTGCGGGCGTAACAACGGCCACATTGAGCGGGCTGCTTTCAAGCTCGGCCGGCGCACAGGTGGTGGGCAACACAATTTTCGGGGGACAACTAGCGGTAAGTGGTGGCGCCCAATACAAAGTGACCACCGTTACCACCAATACGCACTTGACTGCCTCAACCGCCACTATGTATCAGGTGGTTAGCGGAGGCACCGCCACTATTACGATGATCTTGCCCTCGGCTAGTGTTGGCGCAAATTATCAATATGCTGTTAAGCGCCATGGACTGATGAGCGGCACTGTAACTATTACTGGCTCCGACATAGCAGACGTTATTGATGGAAATGGTGAGCTAACGCTGGAGACTGCCGGAGCCTCTGTGTTCCTTATCAGCGACGGTACCCAATGGAACATCTTCTAGGATAAACGATTATGGCATATAAGTTTGCAACAGGTTCCGTAGAGCGCGGCGACATCTATAATGAGGATGATGCACAGGGAAATACGTATTTAGACTGGAACGAGGACGCCGTAGGAGTTGTTGCTGGCGGCACTACCGTTTTTGTTGTAAGCGGCTCAACGGCGAGAGTGGGGATCGGCACAGATTCCCCCGATTATACTCTTGATGTAGAGGGGTATATAAGTGTCGGCTCGGCAGGTACTGCTTATATCATTAACAATAATGATACTGACACTCATATTAAACTTGGGGGCGGCGGCACACCCGGGGTTGATGGAATGCTCTTTACGTGCGGCGGTAAAGCCATGCTGACTCTAGACGAGAATGGTCTAGATACCGTATCAATTGGTACCTCGGGCGACGCAACCGACTTTAAGGTTATGACAACCAATACCGACTATGCTCTATATGTATCGGGGGGAGTTGATAGAGTCGGTATATGCACTTCGGCGCCTGCTGTCTCGCTTGATATACATTACACCGGATCTGGGGATCCCACAAACCTTGATAATGACGAAGGAGGCGGCGAGGTGGTATTTTTTGGGACTTCGTCTGCGGGACTCGAAACAGGGGCCCTCTATTATCTTAACAGTGATGGCGGATGGGCATCGGCCTCGGCCGAAGCCACGGGCAGCGGTCACACTCAATTTCTTGGGATTTCAATGGGCGCCAAACCGGCCGAAGATGGAATGTTGATTCGTGGATTTTTTGATGTCCACACTTATTATTCAGGTTCTTTTGTAAAAGGGGGACCGGTTTATGTACATTCCGGAAGCAACGGGTACATAAGCGATCAAGTTCCGTCAGCCAGCGATTCTTATGTAAGGACCGTAGGTTATAGCACGGATACAACAAATGTAATCTATTTTAATCCGGACGCAACATATGTTGAGATAGGTTAAAAAATGGGAGCTACGAGCATACTAGGAGTAGAAATGAGCAGAATAAAAGGCATTAGTGGAGTGGAGTTAGATGGTTCTGTATTATTAACAGAGATTGATTTTACGTCTTTGTCATCGGCTGATTGGACCGGCGAGACTTCGGTTTCCTTGGACGGAAAAACTTGGGATATCCAAAACGGCGGAAATGCAAATACCTTCGGTCCAGATGGCAGCACTCTTGTATTGCACCCCAAAGGAACAGGGGTGTGCGACTGGTATGGGGCCAAACAGGACACGCCTGCGCTAGCGATAGACCTTAGCGACCTAGATAGCAGTCTTACTGATTCATCCAGATATGCAGTGCAAATAATTACCCCCGGTTTTCAAAGCCCCGCCGGGAACTACGCGCGCATGCTCTTTGGATTCTATAATACCGCCGCCAAGACCAAGGGCTATAGCCCGCTTTTTGGAACTTATCATAATGGAGTCGATGCGATTTATTTCTTCTTGGGAGCGGCAGAAGAGACTGGCGACTCCAGCGCCGGCTTTACCGGAAGCGAGCAAACATATTGGGTTTACTTAGAAAGCAGTGGTCTTTGGACCTGTTATACAAGCGACTCACAGGATGCCACTGTAGACGGCGGAACAAAGCGGGGTACGCTCTGGGCTTCTGTTACTGGCCCCAATATGAGAGGCCGCGGCGCAGACCTCTCCACAGGGTTGCTTACAAAGCCGTCAACCGCGCGCGTTGTTCTAACTGCGGCCGGCTACCACGCCGTCTCCACCGGACCTTCAAACAATATCGATTCGTTACGAGTGTGGAGATTGTCTGATAACTAAACGGCCCGGGCCCCCCAATGATCAATAAAACAACTTCTCCCTGCATTGAAATCACAACTATTAGTCATTTCCCTGTCTTACATACTATTTATTTTGATTACCTATCGGAATTGGAGTTAATTCTATGTCTTCGTTGTTAGAAGAAGCAATAATTGATGCGAAAGCACTTAAGGAAGCAGCATTGAAAAATGCTGAGGATGTGGTATTAGAAAAGTATTCGTCCGAAGTGAAAAGTGCACTAACGCGTCTATTAGAGCAAGATGATCTAGGCCTAGGCGATGAGCTGGGCGGCGACCTGGGCGCTGAACCGGCCGGCGGCGGCGCCGAACCTGTTACACCGGGTGATGCCTCATTTTTGGAAGAAACTCCCTTTGCTTTTCAAACTGAAGAGTTGGATGCCCCCGCCGAGGATGAAATCGTAGAGATTAATTTCGATCAATTGAAGGCTCGTCTTGAAGAAGAAGAAGCCGAGGGAATTTCTGCCTCCCCGGATGAGTTAATGGGCTCTGAAGAAACCGCAATGGAACTGCAGGAGGATGGAATTGGCTTTTTGGGGGTTAAAACCCCCGGAGAAGCTAGTCTGGAAGATGACCCGGTCAGCCAAGCGGCCGAGAAAGAGTCACAATCTCAGAGCGATGAAGATATTGAGAAGGCCGCCGTGGAAGAAGGCTTAGATGACGAAATTGATTTGTCTGAAGAGATGCTCGACTCATTAGTTAGCGAACTTCTCAATGTAGACATGTCACCAGAACTCCAGGGATGGTCTTCGCTCGGGTCTGCTTATAATAGCACCGAGGAAGCCAACAACAATGCAATTGCCGCAGCCTCAGCGGCACACCTCAGCGAAGACGGTGAGGAATTAGAAGAGGAGGCGAGTTCAGTTTCGACTGAATCTGACGTCGACCTCTATGAGGGAAGAATCATGAATCTTAATGTTTCTGTTAAAGAGTTAAAATCTTTGTTACAAGAGGCCAAAGTTCAGCTTAGAAAGTTGAACCTGGCAAATGCCAAGCTTGTTTACCAAAACAAGGCATTAGGCAGCACCTCCTTGAATGAGCGACAAAAACACCAAATTGTCGAAGCTGTTAGTCGTGCCAATTCTGTTGAGGAAACTGAAGTATTGTTCGCAACAATTCAAAACGCAGTGGGCGTTTCGCAATCTAGGAATAGTTCGAGACCACAAACACTTCGTGAAGCCATATCGCGTCCTACTTCACTACTCCTTAGCTCACAAAAAGAAAGCAAGGCGCCCAATGATCCAAGAATGGATCGCATGCTGCGTTTAGCAGGATTAGACTAAACTATATTTAGGAGGTTATAAATGTCTATCGTACAAAAATTAACCGAAGGTATCGTTAATCGGGACCTCGCGAAGGAAGGTGCTACACTTATTAATAAGTGGGAAAGTACCGGTCTTCTAGAGGGACTAGGTGATGATACGATTCGGAATGGGATGGCTCGACTGCTTGAAAATCAAGCAAAAGAGTTACTCCGAGAGTCCAGCTCTATGCAAGCTGGCGACGTCGAGGGTTTTGCGGCTGTCGCATTCCCCCTCGTCCGCCGTGTATTCGGCTCACTGATCGCTAACGATCTCGTCAGCGTTCAACCGATGAGTTTGCCTTCGGGCCTCATCTTCTTCCTGGATTTCACCGTTTCTGGTGAGATTGGGGATCGCTCCAGTTCACCTGGACGTCTGGGTTATCCCGCTTCTTCGTCACTGTATGGTGGTGGAGTTGTTGGTGCGCAGATCACCGGTGGTGTGGATCTCGCTTCGGGTGCACTCCCGCAGCAGGGCCCGTATGCCCTTAACAACGGCTATTCGTCTCCAACTGGCTCAAGCGGCCTCGCTGGTAGTCTCTGGCGTGTTGTCGTTTCCGGTACCGCCGGAACTGATAATAACAAGACGGGTAGTACCAGTGGCGTCGACAGTCATGTCACGCTTGGGTCCCTGACCCAGTTCGACCCGGATCTTTCTGGTTCGTCTGTGATTGTTGCCGAGACCTTGGTAACCAACTTCGACGCCGAAGGGCGCCGTCTCAACCTTGATGACCTTGTGGCCATCCAGGTTTCTGGTACTGCAGGCCATGGTGGATTTAACATCCTGAATGCTTCCGGTAGTGCCAATACTGTTACCGGTCGTCTGGTTCGACGCCTTTCGATGTTCGGTTCGTCCTCAAATGGGGCCGCAGTCGGCGATCGAAGTTCGGATTATATACTAATGACGTTTTCGACCACGGATAGTGGGGGTACGAGCCCGCTAGCGATGCAGGTCACTGGCGGCGCCGCAGGTGCCAACACGTGGTCTTATCCCGAGACTGATGACTTTGATAATGGCGGAGCCCTTGGTTCTGTTGTTGGTGGAAGCGAGTGGGGACTAGAGAATAGTCCAAACATTCCTGAGATCGACATCAAGGTCGACAGTGTGGCCGTCACCGCGGTTACCAAGAAGCTCAAGGCTAAGTGGACTCCGGAGTTAGGACAGGATCTTAACGCCTACCACAACCTTGATGCCGAGGTCGAGCTTACTCAGATTCTGTCTGAGCAGATCGCTCTTGAAATCGATCGTGAGATTGTTGAAGATCTCGTTCGTGGCTCTACGGCTGGTACTCGGTACTGGTCCCGTGCAGCTGGACGCTTCGTCAATCGGGAGACCGGTGTGGAAATCGGTGCGTCGACGACGCCTGACTTCACTGGTAACGTTAGTGAGTGGTATGAGACTCTCGTTGAGACAATCAACGATGTTTCTGCCCAGATCCACCGCAAGACTCTACGCGGTGCTGCCAACTTTGTTGTCTGCGGACCTGAAGTTGCCAACATCCTTGAGTTCACGGCTGGCTTCCGCGCTAACGTGACTGCTGATAGCGATCGTGGTGATATCGGAACCGTGAAGGTCGGTTCGCTTTCCAAGAAGTTCGACATTTATGTCGATCCATACTTCCCCCGTAGTTTGATCCTTGTTGGTCGACGCGGAGGTAGTTTCCTCGAAAGCGGCTACGTTTACGCTCCGTACGTGCCACTACAGACTACGCCTACTATCTTCGGTGTTGAAGATTTCGTGCCCCGCAAGGGAGTCATGACTCGATACGCCAAGAAGATGGTGCGTCCAGACATGTATGGTCTTGTGATTGTACAAGATCTAGTCTAAAGCTGACTTCGGTCAACTTTTCTGAAAGCCTCGGCTCGAAAGAGCCGGGGCTTTCTATTTAGTAGAGAAAGAAGAGGTATTCTTAATGGCGATCCCCAATTTAAATCCAGCATCTACTACTACTTCTAATATCTTACCGGTAACTGGAGCTATAGCGAATGTTTCAAGTTCGTTGCCTTTTGGGATCTATGTAACATCGGACCCTTTTCTCTCTGGCGCCGTTGATCAGGTTGCATATACTTATAAAAAGCTGGGCGGAGATGTTTTAGATATTGAATTGAGCGAGGGAAATGTTTATGCGGCCTATGAGGAAGCCGTATTAGAATACTCCTATTTGGTTAATATTCATCAAACCAAAAATAGTTTGACGGACCTTTTAGGAGCCCAAACAGCCTCTTTTAACCAAGATGGACAAATTGTAGGGGGGGACGGCCTCTCCGGTTCCAATATTGAACTTCGATATCCTCGTTTTGATTATGGATATGTGAGACGCATCTCCGAAGGCCTAGCTACCGAAGCGGGCTTTGGGGGCCTTACTCCGATTTATTCTGCCTCCTTAGGAACTGTATCAGGCCGGCAGGACTATGATCTCCAGACGTTAATTTCTTCATCCGCATCCTCAGACACTTCTCTTCCTTATTACGATCAGGTGAAAGGAAACCGTATCGTTGTACGTAAGGTATTTTATGAAACCCCGCGCGCGATGTGGAGATTCTATGGTTATTACGGTGGTTTTTCTGTGGTAGGCAATCTGCGTACTTATGGACAATTTGCGGATGATTCTACATTTGATATTGTGCCGGTCTGGCAAAACAAACTTCAAGCGATGGCTTATGAAGATGCTATTTATACTCGCACGTCTCATTATTCTTATGAGATAAAGGATAATTACTTGCGTATTTATCCCACCCCCGATATGACGAGTCCGGAGAAGTTCTGGATTCAGTTTACTATAGACAACCAATATAATCCGTGGGAGGAAACGGGTCGCGGCGAACAAGGCATTAAAGGGATTAACAATATCAATACTTTGCCATTTAATAATTTACCGTATTCTAGTATTAATTCTATAGGAAAGCAATGGATCCGCCGGTTTGCACTAGCGCTTACAAAAGAAATGTTGGGGCAGATTCGGGGCAAGTTTGCGTCTGTCCCTATTCCGGGAGAGAGCATTACTCTCAATGCTTCGGACTTGCTTTCGCAAGCTGCCACCGAGCAAAGCGCGCTACGAGAGGAACTTAAGACACTTCTCAACGAGCTTACGTATGACAAGCTCGCTGCCGCCGACAGCGCGCTTCAGGACGCTGCCGAAAAGGTATTGCAGAATGTTCCCGCTGGTATCTGGGTAGGTTAGGGGAGTGTGCCATGGCACGTAGTAAAAGAACCCAAAAACAAATTGAAGCGAAAACGCCGGATAAGCGATATGCTCAGGTTCAAGACAAAACGGTGGAGGATAGGCTTGGAGAAATAAAACTTCAACCATCGGGTCTTGAAACAATCGACCGCGCAATGTATAGATTTGTTAATGTAGAGTTGGATCTGCAGATCGGATCTAATGAAGGTTTTAAAAAAGTACCTGTTTTGTGGACGACGACAGAACGCGCCTATCAAGTAAAGGATAATAAGGAAATAAGAGATAAAGAGGGGACCTTGATTCTACCTCTCATCACCATAGCGCGCACTGGGGTTAACAAAGACCCGAGCCAGCGGGGCATTCCGTTTGCCAATCTCTATCCTGTGCACGACGCAAAGGGGGGCACAATAACGATTGCTCGTCAGATCAACCAAAAAAAGACTGCAGAATTTCAGAATGCTATGGCTAATAAAACATATGGTCCCAATGGGCGCATGCGCTCAAGGCGATATAATTCTAATAAAGACTCAATGACCCCCGCAAAAGTGGTTTATGATACGATTACGATGCCATTGCCAACGTGGGTCACCGTCAACTACGAAATTGCAATACGAACGGAGTACCAGCACCAAATGAATGAGCTGCAGCGACCTTTCTTTACAATCGCTGGGAACTCGCGGATGCCTAAAAGAATTACAGCGATGGGTCACGCGTATGAAGTTTTTATTGCTGGTGATTTTGCTGATAATTCGAATCAGACGGCTCTTAGTATGGAACAGCGTAACTATGAGACGATCGTTAGCATTGAGGTTTTGGGTTATTTGATTGGGGAGGGGGAAAACCAAGAACCCCCCGGGATTGTTACGCGCCAAAACGCAGTTGAATTTAGTTTCGGAAGAGAACGCACGGTTTTTGGGGAGATCCCCGGGGAGATTCCAGACACGACAAAAGATGGATGGTATCGTAAATCGTAAAAAATTTAGTTAAATTGTCATTTTCTTCACTTTAAAAGAGAATAGGTCTGTTGCCGATATAAGATACTATTTAATAAGACCATTCAGTCTTAGGAGAGTTACACTAATGTCCGTTAAAAACTTTAGATTTGTTTCGCCGGGAGTTTTTGTTGATGAAATTGACAATTCACAGATTCCAGCATCCCCCGCCGGCATCGGCCCGGTAATCATCGGCCGAGCAGAGAAGGGCCCGGGCTTAAGGCCCATTACTGTCAATTCTTTTGAAGAATTTGTTAATGTTTTTGGCGCCCCCGGCGCCGGCGCTGGCGGCAGCGATGTTTGGCGCACCGGCGCAAGCACAACTGCACCCACCTATGGAGCGTACGCCGCACAGGCCTATCTTCGTAACAGCTCACCACTTAGTTACGTGCGCCTTCTTGGTGCTGAGGGCCCGGGCACCCTGTCGGGCGAAGGAGAAGCCGGCTGGGATGCCGGCACAAGCGGTAAAGCATGGGGTCTCGTAGTCTTTGAGGTTCTTCCTTGGACTGCGGCAAGCGCTTCCTATGCATCTGGATCTAATGGTACTGGTTCAGTAGAAGGAGCTCTTGCGGCTGTATTTTACACCACTAACGCCTCGACCACTCTTCAATTATCTGGCAACATCCTGGCCGCAACAGGGTCCCATGCTACCGAGGGCACGACCGCCACCGGTTCCTCCGTCATCGTGAAGGACACAGGTGTCCCGTACGAATTTAAGATGCTCATCAATAGTTATGACGGATCCGGCACGACTCTTACTTCCTCTTTTAACTTTAACCAGGGCGATTCTAAGTATATTCGCAAGGTTTTCAACACCAACCCTCAGAAAACGAACAGCACGATTTCCAATACGACTGCTAACTATTGGCTGGGAGAGTCGTTTGATCGCCACATGAAGGCGAACATCCCTTCTGGCCGCAGTACATGGGCAGCCGTAGTCGAACTGACCAATACCACAAATGGTGATGCTGACGGCCATCGAGACCCTCTGCAAAGCGCACGGAGTCCCATTGTTATCGGATGCGACACGGCTAACCGGGGCACCGCGGCCAACGCATTCAATGTGGAGCTAATGCCGAGCCTATTTACTATTCATGCTTTAGAAGAGCCGGGCTCCTGGACGAACAAAAACTTGAAAGTATCTGTTCAGGACATTAAGATATCGACCAATGAGTCAAATGCATTTGGATCATTTGCCCTTATTGTTCGAAAGCTGGACGATAGTGATAATGTGGTAAAAATTGTTGAGCAATTTACTAATTGCAACCTTAACCCAGATTCTTTAGATTATGTGGCCCGCAAGGTCGGCGACCGACGCCGCGTGTGGGTTGCAGACGAACGACGCTACCGCGTCGAGGGCAACTATAACAACCGTTCAGACTTTATTCGAGTCCAGGTTGCAAGTGACGTCGAAAATTATGCTGTCGACGCTGCGGTGGTGCCTTTTGGCTTTAAGGGAATCACCAAGTACGCGGACGAAAGCACTCTTACGACCAATGAGTCTGCCGGAAACTGGGTTTCTGCATCCTCCACCATTGGTACCACGGGTCGCTATAGTGCCTCTACTGACACCAATGGACCGCAGGGAAACCAGAACAGTAACACGTCTGTCTTTTCCGTTAGTGGATCGGCCTTAACCGCTTCGGTTCTTTATCCGGCCCCCGAACTTCGAGTGAGTGCTTCGGCAGGCAATCTGCCGTCCGCGACGGATTCGTACTTCGGCCTCCAAACTACGCGAACATCAGGCAGCTCTACCTTTGATTCTTCAACGATTGATCTCCTGTTAGCGCGCGGAGGTATGGTGACAGAGATGTTTAATGGAGCCTCTAGCGGAATCCGCGATGTGTCAATGTTCTTCACTCTCGACGATGTTACGGGCTCAGGCGATTTTGCCTACTGGGTTTCGGGCTCACACGCAGCTGGAACCTCTCTTACTAATCAGAGTGGTGCTATTTCCGGCGTTCTTGGCAAAGGCTTCGATCGCTTTACTGTGCCACTCTATGGTGGATTTGATGGCCTGGACATTACAGAGATGGATCCGTTCAACAGCCGCCTCCTTAACGGGATTTCTAGCATCACTGAGCAGAATAGCTATCAGTTTAACTCAATTAAGAGGGCCATTGATTCTACTGCCGATCCTGAGGTGGTGGAAATGAATCTGGCTTCTATCCCGGGTTTGACCCATGAGGGGCTAACGGGACATCTCATCAATGTTTGTGAAGACCGAGCCGATGCCTTGGCCGTAATTGATCTGAAGGGAGGCTTCCAGCCCCGTGAGGATAGCACCGAAATTCAAAGGAATAATACGGCATCAACTCTTACCACGATTATTAATAATCTTCGTGACCGAGCGCTGAATTCCTCTTATGGTTGTGCTTTCTATCCGTGGGTTCGCGCCCGCGATACGATCGGTGGCAACTTTGTATGGCTGCCTCCCTCGATTGCAGCGCTGGGTACTTTCTCAAGCTCGCAGCGCCGGACACAGGTTTGGTTTGCTCCGGCGGGCTTCAATCGTGGCGGCTTAACAGAAGGCGCAGCCGGCATTCCGGTTGTGGATGTATCGCACCAGCTACGTCGCGTCGACCGAGACGACCTCTACGCTGCCAGCATTAATCCCATTGCGAAGTTCCCTGCGGAGGGCATTGTTATCTTCGGACAGAAGACGCTGCAGGTAACTCCGTCTGCCTTGGATCGTATTAATGTGCGTCGACTTATGATTTTCATCAAGAAGCGTATCTCGCAGATTGCTGCGCGCCTCTTGTTCTCCCCGAATGTGGCGACCACCTGGAACCGTTTCCTGGGGGCAGTTAATCCTTTCTTGGGAGAGGTAAAGACACAATTCGGTCTATCGGAATTTAGGGTCGTTCTTGATGAGACAACGACAACCCCCGATTTGGTGGATCGAAATGTGATGTATGCACAAATCTTCTTGAAGCCTACGCGGTCTATTGAGTTCATTGCCATTGATTTTAATATCACGAGAACGGGAGCTTCCTTCAATGATTAAGAACACAAAGAAAAAGATTTTTCAACAGAGTACTCTAGTTAGTACAGAGTTTATAGGAGACCAGTAAAATGACCTTTTGGAGCGCAGCATCATCAGAACCTAAAAGACAACATAGGTGGATTGTTAATATGTCTTTGGCGGGGGCGTTTGAGTCCTATCTGGCTAAGAGTGTTACGAAGCCCTCATTTGAGGTTTCAGAGACAGAACACAAATTTCTAGGTAACACCTATTATTACCCGGGCAGTCTTACCTGGAACGAGGTCACGCTGACGATCGTTAATTCCGTTAATCCGGACGGCCAGTCCACCCTGTTGAAGGCTCTTGAAGCATCTGGGTATCTCTTTCCACCGAACCAAGATACTGCGCAGGCTCAGGATAAGGTGGGAACTATTAATAAAGTTGACGCGACCAGCGATCAGGGCTTGGGATCAGTTACCATCACCGAAATGGACGGGAACGGTGACAAGGTGGGTCTGTGGACTCTGCACAATGCTTTTATTAAATCGGCTACTTTTGGGGATTTAGACTATGAAGGCGATGATTTACTTAATATCGAGATTGGTATGAGGTATGATTGGGCTCAGTACACCGCCAACAAGAGCCCCACGGGTGACTACGGTAAGCTATAGGCTTGAAAAAGAAAGAAGGTAATGAATGGCACAAAGGAATAATTTAGAACGTGCCCTGACAGGAAAGAAAAAAGTGGAGCCGGACCAAAGTGCCCCGGCAGCCGCACAAGAAAGCAGCCAAGAACTATTTTCATTTGTAACTCCGACGGAGTTTGTTGATCTTCCTAGCCAGGGGAGATTTTATGCGGAGGGCCACCCTCTCCATAATTCTCTAACTGTTGAAATCCGTCATATGACGGCCAAAGAAGAGGATATTCTAACTTCTGAATCTCTTCTGAAAAAGGGCATTGCGGTCGACCGGATGCTCCAGTCCTTGGTGGTAGATAAAAGTCTTAAACTTGGTGAGCTTTTGATCGGCGACAAGAACGCTCTGCTGGTTGCTGCTCGAATCACAGGCTTCGGGCCCCACTACGAAACGAAAGTTGGCTGCCCCTCCTGCGGAGAAACTATTGATAACTCTTTTAATCTTAATGAGTTAGACTTGGTATCAGCCACTGAGTTGCCCCCTAATGTGGAACTCCTTCCTAACGGTAATTTTAAGGCAACTCTGGAGACGATTGATGGATTTACCGTAGAGCTTAGGCTCTTAAAGGGTAACGATGAAAAAGTATTCAGCGCGTCCAGAGAAAAGAAAAAAAAGCTTAAGTTACCCGAAGCTGCGATCACGGGCCAACTTAAGCTGGTGGTTGTGGCGGTTAACGATGTGGATGATGGCGGCCTGATCGCGAAATTTATTGATGCTATCCCCACTACTGCTTCCCGTGAGATTCGCGCCATATATGAGGCTCTGATGCCAAACGTAGACCTTACTCAAGAGATTAGCTGTTCACAGTGTGATCATGAGGGGAGAATTTCTGTCCCTTTGACGGCAGACTTTTTTTGGCCTGAGCTCTAAATACCAAGAAAGCGCCTATGAAGAAATGTTTCTCTTGAAACATCACGGTGGGTGGTCTTTTTTCGAGCTGTACAATCTTCCTATCCAACTGAGGCGCTGGTTTCTTACCCGCCTAGTAAAAGAGTTTGAGAAAGAGGCCAAGGCGATGGAGGCCCAAACTTCCAAAGGTAAGGGGTCCCGCAAATAATGCGCTCCTTTTGGGGTGTCGACTATTTAGTTATATGAGCGACCTCGTACCCATTATAATTGATTTAAATGTCGACAAGAACAAAATAGACGAAAGCTGGCTTAAAATGTTTGGCGGTTGGACCAAACTATTGCTTAAGTATATGTTTGGAGGAATGAGTCCCAAGGCCAAAATTCGAGGCACCCCACCCCAAATTAGTTCGTTTATGGATGCATTGGGTGGAGAGAAAAGATACATGGACTCTTTTCTGCGTCACGGCCTCGATGATGAGCGCACCCTTTCTAGCCGTGCGCGCCTGGGAACGGCGGTTTCTCGCTTTGAAAGAGAGACCGGCCTTCGCTGGCCCTTCACTAATTAGGAGTAGTACCCGTGGCAAACGGTAACGGTAATGGCGACGGCACAGAACTAACTCCGGAGGAGCATGAAGAGAGGCGTAAGCTCCTTCTAGAGCGCATTGAACTTCGAAAGGAAGAGTGGCGCGTTGTTAAGGAAACGGCGGACCTCGACCGCACCGAACACGAGCGAAAGGTCGCCGCCATGGCACTAGAGGCCGAGAACATGCAGGAGCGTCTCACCGAGCGCCAGCGCATGATCCGCGACCTCGAACGCCTCGTACTCGCCAACGAAGACGTCGACGAGCAGCAGCTGGAAAACCTAAAGACCTGGAAGCTTGAAGTCAAGGCGCTGAAACTTAAAACAAAATTGCACGGCCGTGCCGCGGCCGAAACCAAAAAGCACGGAGACGCCCTCGAAGAGCTAAATGCTGAGGGCGCAGAATTCTCTCACAATTTGCTGGGTGTCAACTCTAAATTAGGCGACTTTACAAAGAAGCTGTTTGAGACCAAAGGCGGTTTCAAGGCATTTATGAAGGGCGTTGTGAGTGCCCTTAACCCCCTGAAGCTGTTGGCGAAGCTTCTTACCACCATTTTTGAGTCATCGGTGATGTTGCATGGCCAACTCGACTCAGCTCGTATGTCGTTTATGGCCGCCACCGGGGCGTCGAAGGCCTTCGGAGACGAAGTCTTCGAGAACGCGAAAGCCCTCAAGGGTACTGGCATCCGGATGGCAGAATATGAGCAATCATTCAGAGCCCTCTACAGGGGCGCCGTAGATTTTACGAAGCAATCGCCGGCGGTGCGTCGTGAATTAGCGGAGATGACCGCCTACTTGCGGGAGCTAGGCGTTGCGGAGGGGGATGTTGCTGAGATTACCAACGAAGCGACGCGTAGTTTGGGATTTGGTTTTACCGAAGTAAAGGGCGTTTTGGAAGAGGTCGCCGGCGTAGCCAATTCCTTGAAGATGCCCTTCGATGTGGTAATGAAAGACTTTGCCAATGTTTCGAAAAAGTTAGCCTTCTATGGTAAGAATGTAATCGGAGTGTTTGCAAAACTCGAACAGCAAGCGAAGGCGACAGGACTATCTATCGATCAGCTTCTTGGATTTGTAACTCAGTTTGATACTTTTGAAGGCGCCGGCAAAGCGGTTGGCAAACTTAATGCGATTATGGGTGGCCCATACCTCAACTCCATTGATATGTTAAATGCCACGGAAGAGGAAAGAATTGAAATCCTCCAGCGATCAATGAAGCAGGCTGGTATGAACTTTAAACAGATGGGTAAGTATGAACAGCAGATGATCGCGCAGTCATTGGGCGTTGAAGTTGCTGAAGCTCGTAAGTTATTTGGCGCCGAGACCGAAGAAGATAAAATTCAGGCGATGGAAGAAGATGAGATTAAGCGTCGCCAAAATAGCATGCTGACCTTAACAGAACGTCTTCTTAATATTATGGAGCAGTTCGCGAGCGACAAATTTATCGAATGGATGGAGAGCCTACATTCCGTCTTGAAGTCAATTCAGGGCCTCGTCAAGAAGTTTATGGGCTTCTTTGACAAACACACCAAGCCGGCCCTCGCCGTCTCGGCCGCGGCTCTCATTGGGGGCCCCGCGGCCATGAGGGGACTGAGGAGCCAACTCGCGCTGCGCACACGTATGGGCCAACGCGCCACCGAGGCCGCCCGCGGCGCCGGGTCAGTCCGATGGAGGAATCTTCTTAGAGGGAAGAGTCCTTGGTCGGCTGGTAAGGCCTCAAGAGATTCTATAAATGCCGCAAGGTCTGCGCGCGGCGCCAGCGCGATAGCGCGCTCCGGTACAGGTGGCTCCTATGAGCGGCTAGCCCAGATGCGCGCAAGAAATGTTACGCCCGGACAAAAACCAGGCATCATAAGGCGAGTCTTGCGTATATTTAATCCTCTAAGATGGAAGTCCATGTTTAAGGGCGCATTCAAGTGGTTCACGTCCGGCAAGTGGAAGCAGATCTTCCAAAAACCCGAATGGATTTCCAAGATCTTCCAAAAACCCGAATGGATTTCCAAGATGTTCCCCTTAAAAAGGCCTCCATGGTTGAACTGGAAGGCTTTAAAACTTAAGATAGGGAACTTCCTGGGCCCCCTAAGGGACGTGTTCAAAAGAGGCGGCGGTGGCAAAGGCCTCGCGTTGAAGTCATTTGCCGGAATAAAGGGCTTTCTTAAGCGCTTTGCTCCCGTTGCATTCTTTCTAGCAATATTTGAAGGTCTTATTGGGTGGATTAAGGACCTAAGTGTCGTATTCGAAAGCTCACTGACTCCCCTGCAGAAGATCGGTGCTATTTTCAGCACCCTTGGTATGCGCATCATCGAAGTTTGTCGATTATTTGTTGGCTCTTTTGTTGACTTTATTGATATGATTGTAGGCGCGTTCGATTGGCTGAGCATCAAGATTTCTAAGATTCCGGGGATGGGCTGGCTCCGCGATGAGGGAGCTCAAGCGAACTGGGGGAGGCTTGGGAAATGGACCGGAATGGGTACCGAGCAAGTCCGCGACGAGCACGGAATGATGACTGAACAGATGGCCCCCCATCTGGCGTCGCTCGGTGTGGGAGAGGGTGCTCTTAGTAAATTCGGAACACGGCAAAAGGCTTACGGAAAGATCGGGGGCGGATCCGGGGGGGCCTTTGACCCCGGGGAAGACCTTCTGTCTCCGGCAAATATGGAGGCCCTCGCCCGGGAACAGGGGCGCCTGAAGGTCGACGACTTTATCTACCGCGGCAAGGGAGAGCTGGGCCCAGGCACCATAACTCCGATTAATTCGGAGGATGAGTTGTTCGGTGCGAAGGCAGGGGGATCCATCGAGGCAGCGCTCGCCAAGACTCTCACAGGTGTCCTCGCGACCACCCTCAGGGGCAAAGGAGCAGAAGGAACCGCGGCAGCCGGTAAGCAGCCTGTTGAAATAAAGCTTTATTTGAGCGAAAATGGCCCGCTGCTTCAAAAGTTTGTGGTGGACGCGATGGATAGTGACTACGCAAAGAAGAAGTGGGGCCCGCTAGCGCGGCGCTAAGGAGGTATAAATGTTGGTACCGGGACTAGAAAGAAATTATAATATTCGCTTTGAGCATATTGCTACGGGGCACGACGTCACCTTTCCCGGATGGGTCACGGGCTTCAGCGACTCGTTTATGTCAACCTGGAATGATGTGCCGGTTTACGGACGAATGGACCCTCTCACTACTTTTCAAAGTACCACCCGAAAAATTAATTTAACTTTTGATATAGTGGCCGCCAGCCAGGAAGAGGCTTACACAAATGATCGCAAGATCAACAGACTAATTCAGTTTTTATATCCCGTTTATGATAATAGGGAGAGGGCCGACGAACAGATTATTTCGGCTGCCCCCCTCTTGAAGCTTCAATGGGCCAATGAGTTGCAGAGCAACCTCGACCAGGGGGGCCTTGTGGGGTATTTGGAGGGCGTAGATTATGCGCCGGATATCAACAGCGGCCAGTTTTTTGGGGGCGCCGAACCCAATAGTAAGGACTCGGGTTTTTATAAAGGCGGTGGCGACGTGGGCTCGATCTATTATCAGCTTATAAGCCTTAATTTAAGCTTTACGGTGCTGCATACTCATATGACAGGGTGGGTTGAAGGGGGAGAGAATACATATTATTTTGGAAAGTCGAGCGAGAACGCGGCCCAGCGTGCTGAGAGCACCACCGCCAATCTCGATAATTTTCCCCATGGTGGCACCAATCGCTTTGCCCCCGCTGACGGCTTCGCCGCCCCAGCGCCGGTGCAGGTTAACCCTGACCCCACCGGGAAGGGCGCCAACGCCGACCAGGAGGCGGCTGCAGTCCAGGAGGTCGAAGAGAAATGAGCAACAGATACGACGATCGCAAGGTATATAAAAACGACAACGAGATGTATGATAATCTTCTTGAGCGTCGTGATGTTAAATTTATTCGTCAATATGGCACCCCGAATATGAAGTACCCCACCATAGCACAGCTGCGGGAGCTTACTCGCGTTCAGCATGTGTGGAGAGTCGGGGATAGATTCTATAAATTGGCAGCGAGGTACTACAGTGCTCCTGAATATTGGTGGGTGATCGCCCAGTACAACAAGCGCCCCACTGAATCGGACTTAAGCGCTGGGGATGTAATTTATATTCCTTTGCCCTTGTCCATAGTGTTGGGATTTTACCTAAGGTAAATTATGAGTAGTGACCAGCCTCCCGGCTTTGACCCAGATGATGCATTAGGTTGGATTAGTACAGGCCTCATTGGTAACAAAAGCAAGAAGTGGGCGAAGTGGTGGTTCGAGCGGTTCTTGCCAGCCTGCGGCCGGTATGCAGCTCAGTACTATTTTTCACACGGAGATTTCCGTTACAACGGCTATAAAAATAGTGAAAGGCAGAATCCCCAGAAGGATTCGACCACCAATGATTGGAAGGGCGACGGAACCTCCCAGCAGCTGCTGATCGGGATGGCGCTGAACGAGGGGCGCTATTCCTGGAACCCCCTTATGGGCGACAGATCAAGCTCGGTCGACGGCATGGGCGACACGATCGATGTCGACCCTCCCTATCCTAAGCACGGAATTTTCAAGACCGGATCCGATGGCCGCGGCAGCGAGAAAATCCTTAACATACGAGATGCATTTATGGATTATCAGGGTGGCCCGGGCTCCAATCAAAGCCACTCCAGCTACAAAGATGTTATCAGAGACGACCAAGGCTACGGCGGGAATATTAAGTACTGGCAGAGCCGCCAGTATGATTATAAAAAATTAGCGAAGTCTGAAATTGCTGAGGTTTGTCGGGAGCTTGTGAGCGGCGATATGACGTCCTGGTTTCCGGATATGCGGACATCCAAGAATGAGGGAGTTTGGATTTGCTCAAGCCAACAGAAGTTTTTTGTGAAACAGGGCGGCGTCGACCCTACCAAGAGTCTGGGGTGGGTTACCAAGACCGGGAAGCATAACAATGATACCATTAATGACTATGTACGCTTTAACCTTGTAATGAATAGTATGTTTGGCAACTCGAGCTACGGCTCTAAATTTACCGCAGACGCCCTGGACGGCCCGGAAGATCCAACGAAGATGAATGCGGCTGGCTGGAAAATCATAAAACACAAGAACAAGAATACAGCCCCTCTGATTGCGGCATTTATGAGCGGCCCCTACAAGACCGTCACGGAGAAGGAAATAATTGATTACGGCTGGGACAAGAGCTGGGACGGCAAACAATTTAATCTGGGCGGGAAACTGACCCAAAAGAATATCAAGGATCAGGGTTATAAGTGGGGCTGCACCCCCATTAATACTGATGAAAAAGGCCTCCAGGGGGGCAGTGTAGGTCCCAATATTCCCTCTTATGCACGTCAGGTCATGAACGGCGCTAATAATTTTATATACTATGATCGTCTAAAGTCAAAGTTCAACAAAGGTGGTGGGCACTCTGGTGGCTTCCCTACCTACATGGCTATAACTTCTTACGGCCACTACGGCAAGCACCACGGCCTCACCCGGTGGGGCGCGGGAAACCTAGTGCTTATGGGCTATAAGGCGGCGGAAGATAACCAGTGGGGAGGGCGCCCGCAGCCTCAGTATTTGTATATTGATTATCTTTCGTTGTTCTGGGAATGGCAACGCACCATATTGGCCTTCGGTGCATCGCTCCAAAACCCGGCCTTCGTGAATGCTGTTCGCGAGGTGATGAAAGGCGACGAGGGAGTTCCCGGCAAGGGAGGCCCAGACCTCGGCGGCCGCCCCTCACGCACTGGCACCTCCACCCCCCCTGTTCCAGAGCCCTTAGCACCCCAAGATAAAAGAGCATTACGTGAGGGCGAAGTATACGCGGTGGATGTTCAATGCTATCTCCTTGAGCATCTTAGAAAGCTAGCAGTTGCGCATGCTGGGGATTCTTACACTCACATTGGAAAAATGGGGATGGCCCAGCCTGGCAATATTATATCTAAGATCAATCACGGCCAGGGCCTCTTTAACGATGATAAAATTTTAGCGCTCCAAGCATTGTGTCCCGATGTGTGGGCCCTATTGGTTCCCCACATTGAATTGTTCCGGGTGGATTATAAACCGATCCGTCCTGGAAGTGATCAATACGTTCCTTATCAAGAGTTACGTATTCCTTTTTCTAACTTTATAGACCCTAACGATGTTTCTCAAATAACAAAGGGGAAATATGGACGTATCGGGGGCGCGGGGATTAAGTCGTTTACATGGAGTTTGGATGGTGTACAGCCCGCGGAAGTGGATAACATCATCTCAGCTAATTTGGTTCTCCATTTTCAAAGCGTATTTGATCTTTTTAGATTTAACAAAAATGCCGCCGGCGGCTACCAGGGAGGTATTCCGGATCAACCCGGATACCTTGATTTAATAATTGGCTCCGGCACTACGGTTACGCAGGCCGAACGAGAAGCCCAAGAGGAAGAGGGGAAAATCGGAGCTAAACTTGATGACGAACCTGATCTAAGCCCTCCTTGTAATATTGATGCACAGGTATATGAAGGCGCCGCCTATCGTATTAAGGCATTGGTGGGGTGGAGCACGCCTCCTGATTTTGGCCAGCTAGATATTCTTGATCAGGATCAAATAAAAATCTCAATGGTACAAAAGGCGATCGATGAAAGCCGAATAGCCCTTCATCTGCAGATTGTTAGTCACGAGCTGCGCTTTGAACAGAATGGCACCATTGAACTATCGATTGATTATCAGGCATCGTTATCTGGTATAATGAGATCACCGAGTGCTGATATCTTTATTGCTAAAGAATTAAATTCCGAGGACGTAAAAAAGCTAGAAGAGGAAATAGCGGCTCTCGAAAAGAAACAACGACAAGGGAAGGGGGATCCGACCTTCGATGACAAGATTCGAGAGAAGCAGCAAAAGGTTATTTCTTTGATGAAGTTGGATCGCTTGCGTAAGTATAATAAATTTTTACAATCTCTGTATGATCGCGATCAGATTTATGGTATTAGGATACCGTCGGAGCAACTACTCAATCCACTTGGTAAGATGACTCCTGCCATGCGCGCCGAAGAGGCTAAGAAAAGATCACAGATGACTTTGAGCCCCGAGCCGGTCCCAGCTGCGGAGGTGGCTTCGACCGAAGAGGTGACCACGGTAGTTACAGAGGTCTCAAAGGACGAAACAACCCCTCCGAAGGAGGAAGATACAGATACCCGAAGCGCCGAACTCAAGGAAATGGCAGACAATGTGGGTATTTTTGCGACAGGCGGTCAAGACAATGTTCTTATTCCTTATATGTATTTGGGCGACTTATTTGATGCGGTCTTTGATATTCAGTTACAACACCTTGTCCAAGAAAACGGCGCTGACGCCGCTCAAATGCAAATGGTATTGGGGAGGATTGAGTTAATAGACCCTCTTGCGGCCTATCAAATCAAGCAAGTCACTTACGAGTGCCCCGGCAAAAGCGAAACAGCACTTAAGAGACTGCGCGATATTGACCCCCTCCGTTTCAAAAAATTAGCCGGGATCACCACTCATATGGACATTGGAAGTATTCCCATTTCTCTTGACAAGTTTAATGAATGGTTCTTAGACACAGTGATTCGCAAAAAAAAGGACTCTTATTTTTTGTTGAACTTTATTAAAGACGTATGTGCAGGGCTGCTTGGAACGGCATTTAATGAGGCGTGCTTTGAAGACCTTAGCTTTAATTTGCGTTTTGACACTGCCAACTTTAGGTTAAACAAAAGTTTTAAAGGGAAGAATAATATTCCCCTTGATGGCGAAGAGGGCCTCGCCGCAGCCCATATCGCCGCCAGAAAGTTGGATCAGTTCAGCCTTCACGCCCAGAGTGTTAACACACTCATACCCACCACCGTTTTATATAGCGTGGATTCGCGACCCGACACCGGCGATCGTATGTCTGATCTTAAAGAAGGTATTTACCATTATTTCTTGGGCGGCCGCTGTGGTTTGGCCAAGGAGATTGTATTTAACCGAGAGGATATGCCCGGCTATCGCGAGGCCCGGATTGACAAGGACGGTTCTCTCGGCGCCCAGCAGTTAAAAGAACTATATAGCGTAAATATGAATATGATAGGAAACAACTTTCATAAGAACGGTACGTTTGTTTACATTGATCCTATTGCAATCGGCGCCGGATCTGCTAAAGCCATTGGGGGCATTCCCAACATCGCGCGCCTGATTGGTTTGGGGGGCTATTTCTTGGTCACAGGTGTGAATCATCAATTAGGTCCCGAGGGCTATACTACATCAGTTAAGGCGATCCAACAAATGGTTCCCTTCGATACGAACTTCAACGAGAAGGTGGTTAAGATAGAAAGCTTCACTGCCGCAGAGCTACTAGGGGAGACTATTGAGCCTCTCAACCTTAACCCGGCCGAAGAGCACGCTGCAGAAGAGATAGAGAAAAAGCAAAGCCTGGTGCCTGCTACGGCCCCAGAAACAGATGCTATTCTAGCCCCAGCGCCTGAAAAGTTTAGCACCGACATAGATGATCTAACCTTAATCGTAGGAACGGGAGAGGATTCGCGGGATCTTGCCGCAGAGATGGCAGCGAATGGGTACACCCAAGATGAAATTCGTCTCTTCATGGGGTTCGTACAATCGAGCGATATCTCCCAAGAGAAAGCGATTGCGATGGCCGAAGCGCCTCCCGAAGAAGCGCGCCTACTCGGCGGGTTCTAGAATGACAGTTAAAATAAGTGATAGCCAAGGTTATTTTTTCAGCGAGCGCGAGCTGCGCAACCCCGATGGCCGCAATAACTTAACCGCTTTTGCGTCGTCGTTCCAGCGCAGCCTCTATCGGGATCGTATATTCCCCACCCGCTCAGAAGGTATCCCCGCACCCTTGGACACATGGTACCAAAAAGGGTACTTTGGAAAAGTAGATGTTCAACAGAATACTGTGATCCCGGCCGCAGCGGCCCTCACTCAAGTACAGGAAGCAACGTTTCCCCTTTTTGCGTTGGCTTTTGTTACAAATTCTTTTAGCGCATTCGTTAACCATATGTCGGAGGCGTATTTAGTGGGGGCTGTGTCTAAGACGGGCAACAAAGAAATCTTGTTTCCGCAGGCGAAAGGAGGCTACGAAGACCCGAGCCAACGCTATACTCGATTTCATGATATGCTCGCGGAGGCTTTTGTAACGAGCTTTAAGGCGCCATCCTCGCGACCAATTGATAATTTTAAAACCTTTATTTATTATTACAGTCGTTTCTTAAAAAGAATGGCGGCCTTCTTTCCAGTAACTAAAACAAATTTAGTTTTATCTTATCGGATGGGGCTAATGGGAACGGGCCTATCTATTAGCCTATCAGATAGTGATCCTGCCGACGATAAACTAAAGTATGAGGCGTGGATTCAAGATCCTAATTTCCTGTTTTATAATAATGCGGCCAAAAAATTTGGGCTACGCGTAGCTAAGAATCGACCGTGGGTTTTAACGGCAGACCTTTTTACTGATGCGGCGATGGAGGAAATTCAAATGTATTTGGATCCTATAACTTATGATCCCGTTACAAAAGATAATTTTTTTAAAGTGTTTTATAAACAAACCTATCTTACTGACTTCGATGATCTGCTGGCTATTTTCTTGCGGGCCTATAGATTTCTTTCGACATCTGCCCCGCTCTATCAGAAGCATAAAATTTGCAAAGACGGAGGGTTTGACTATACGACCCATATCCGTGAACAGTATAATCTAAAAGCAATGACTGGGCGCCTCGACCCTAAAGAAATGATCGATCTTTATATTGACTTGAGACAAGTAGAATCTCAACACGCCGTGAAAAAGATCGACCTTCTGCGCATCCGCAACCGCGCATACGAACTGTACACCCTTCGGGCCCCCACGGTGATGACACCATACCAGCGCGCCGCCAAGGAGATCAATAAGGAATATAGAAAATATATTTATCCCTCTACATTGCCCCTATTAGCCGGAAAGCCCGTGAGCGTTCTGATGCGCGAAAGTCATATAGCAGGCTCCTTACCGAAGAAAAAGACAAAATCTTCTTGACGGGCGCCCTCTCTAATGATACAGTAGTGTAGATGGATGAAGCGCCCCTCTTTCAAGTTCTGGATAGCAACGCCGATTGTGTGGGATATTTTGCCAACAACATGATTAATCCTCGTTCGCCGCTCCCTCGTATTGGCAAAACGTGGGACTACTCATCTCACCTAACGGGCGATGGGTATGAGATCGCGCGCATCTATAGCAACGGAGCCACGCTCACAGAGATGTGCCCCGAAAATCTTCAAGAAGAGTGGGAGGCTATCAAACAACGAGTACGTGCATGCCTTCGCGCTTTTGAAAAGGCGCAACTTTCTCTACAACATAATTGTTTTTACGATGTAGTCCCCGAATACTTCTTATTCCAGTTTCTTAGCGCCAAGAATAGTATTACTCAACATGTTCTTAACACCATCCGTCGCCCCGAGAACTATAAACAGATGTATCAGTTGTTGGAGATGCTTACCGCGATTCGAGAACGCTCTCTGAATATTGATGTGAGGCCCATTCAGCATCTTCTAGGTTCGGTCCGCGGTAAAAACTTTATAAAGACGCTCCAAACTGTACGCCCGACGTGCGACTATAATCCGTGGGGCACCATCACGGGTCGCCTCGCAACCCAGCCGCACACCTTTCCCATCCTTACAATGAACAAAGAATTTCGCCAATGCATCAGGCCTCATAATGATTGGCTTCTTGAGTTAGATTTTAATGCCGCCGAACTGCGGACCCTGTTAGCCTTGGCGGGCAAGAGCCAGCCCACCAATGATATCCACGCGTGGAACGCCCAGAATGTCTTTGGCGGCAACTTAAGCCGCGAGAAAGCAAAGACTAAGACATTTGCGTGGCTGTATTCTGACCGTCCGCATGCGGCCCTAGAGGAGATGTACAACAAGGAAGTGGTGCGAGAAAAATACTGGGACGGTAGCACGATTAAGACAGAGTATGGTCGCATAATTGAAAACGTGGACGAACATCACGCCTTGAATTATATAATTCAGAGTACAACCATTGATATGGTACATGAGCAAGCCTATAAAGTGTATCAAGCACTTAGGGGGAGAAAAAGTTATATTTCCTTTTTAATTCACGATGCGGTCTACATTGATTTGGCCGAAGAAGATCGATATGAAATTTTAAATTTGCTTGACACCTTCAAAAAAACACGGTATGATATCTTTAAGGTAAACGTTGCTGCCGGGAAGAATCTGGGCGACCTTAAGGATCTCAAGTTATGAAACAACATTACGACAAGCTCGTTCGGGATAAGATTCCGGAACTTATCGAAGAAGCCCAGAAGGTCGCCCGGGTTCACCAGGTAGACCCCCATACTTTGCGCGCCTACGCGTTGAAAAAATTACGTGAAGAGGTAGAAGAGTTTATTGATAATCCATGTGCCGAAGAAGCAGGAGATATCCAGGAAGTTTTGAATTTTATTTGCGAACGCGAAGGCATTCGCTCCTCCGAGGTGGAGGCAGCTCGCCTTTCCAAATGGGTAACAAAGGGGTCGTTTGATATGGGCTTCATTTTAGAATGGGTTGAAGACAAGTGATTGTAGTGGGGCTCGGTAAAGTGGGACACAACGTTACCAGGGTATTTTCTAAATTCCCCCAGTACACAACCTATAGTATTGATGTGACCAAAGACGCAGACATCACCATTAAAAAAAGAGATAGTCATGAAGAATATGAGAAGCATTTCCCTTCTTTAAAAAAGAAGCTCAACTTTAACAAGGAGGATGTATTGGTCATTATCGGAGGGAGCGGCCAGATATCGGGAGCCACCCTTCGTCTCCTTGAGCAACTAAAAACTAATACCATAACTGTCCTGTATGTTCAGCCCGACTTGGCCCTTTTGAGCGAAACCCAAAAGATGCAGGAGAAAATTGTAAGGAACGTTGTACAGGAGTACGCGCGTTCCGGGCTCCTAGAGTGTGTCTATCTCATCGATAATTTATTGGTGGAGAGTGGCGTAGGGAATGTTTCCATTTTGGGATACTTTGATGTAGTCAATCAGGCGATCGTTAACACCGTACATATGATTAATGTTTTTAAGAATTCAGAGCCCATCATTGGCAACTTCATTAAGCCCTCGGACCTCAGTCGCATCGGAACCTTCGGCGTTCTCAGTGTAGATGATGATGAAGAAAAGTGGTTTTATGACTTGAAATGTGCGCGCGATGTGGTATACTACTATGGTATTAATGAGAACGACCTAATGGAAGAGGGTGCACTATACCGCAAGATTACTGATTATGTAAAGTCCAAGCTCGATGAGGGGACCAACATTTCGTACGGAGTCTTTAAGACAACATACGATCAGAAATTTTGTTATTGCATTAAGTATTCATCTGTGGTACAATCATATACAGAACTAGACGATCAGGATATTGGCTGATCGTACTTTAACCCAACTATAAGGAGATAAAAATGGGTATCAATTTAGACAAGATGAGAGAAAAGCTCTCGTCACTACGTGGAGACGGCAACTCAAATGACACATTCTGGCGTCCTGATGACGGCGACCAGACTATTCGAATCGTTCCGACGGCAGACGGCGATCCCTTCAAGGAGATGTGGTTTCACTACAACATCGAGAAGGGTGGTTTCCTCTGCCCCAAGCGCAACTACAGTGACGAGTGTCCTGTATGTGAGTTCGCCTCACAACTTTGGCGAGAGGGAGTCGACAACAACGACGACCACAGTAAGAAGACTGCAAAGTCTCTCTTTGTGCGACAGCGTTTCTTCAGCCCCGTGATGGTTCGTGGAGAGGAAGAGAAGGGTGTGCGCGTGTGGGGCTATGGTAAGACCGCCTACGAGAATCTTCTGACTCTCGTGCTGAATCCGGAGTATGGTGATATCACCGACACCGAGACAGGCACCGACCTGCAGATGACCTACGGAAAGCCTCCGGGCGCTTCCTTCCCACAGACGAAGCTTGTGCCTCGCCGCCGGTCCTCCCCGCTTTGCGAGGAACTGACGCCCGAGAAGTGCGCAGAGCTTCTCGATAGCATTCCAGATTTCACTGGACTGTTCGAGCGAAAGGCGACCAGCGATGTCCAGACTATTCTCGACACTTTCGTCAACGCACAGGTTGACGATCCCGAGACGGTTAGTAGCGAAACCGAGAAGTATGGGAAGACCACAGAGGGCGACGGCAATGCTGTTGACGCTGCTTTCGCAGAGCTCGGCGCTCTTTAATATCCCCCCCGCAGGGAGGCCCGGGGTTATAGGGGTCTCACACTTATACACACACAAAGGAGATATTATGAGTGATACAAACAAAAGCGGATACGAACTCCGCACCGATTTGCTAGGAATGGCAATTGGAATTGTCGGCGAGCGCAACCAGCGCTGTGTTGATAATGAATTTCTAAAGCCGGAGGGCCAGCGCGAGGCTGTTGCTCCTTACACGACTGAGGAAATTTTAACGGAAGCTGAAAAGCTTTACGCCTTCGTTCAAAAGAAGTAAAGCCTTGACCCACAGGGAGGCACAGGGTTATCAGGTGCCTCACATTATAAAGGAGCAGTTATATGAGTACTGAAAATAATTATCTTGAGAAGCTAATCACCCTTCTGGAGAATACCCGAGAAGATCATGAGAAGTTTTTCAGCCGCAGCAACAATGCCGCTGGCACCCGCGTACGCAAGACCATGCAAGAAGTAAAGAACCTTGCACAAGAACTACGCACACATATTCAAGACACCAAGAACTCACAATAAGTTCGAAACATATTGTAGAAAAGAGAAAATCAAAAATGGGAAATATCGTGGAAACACTTCAGGACCTTAATATTACAGATAAAGATTTTGTTTATTTAAACTATGAAGATGCTGCCAGTGTATGGCACATCTCGGACGATTATGTTGAGAACGCATTGGAGCAAACGGATACAGCGGAGCGATTGGCTAAGTTATTGGCCACGCCTTACATCACAGTGTATTCACGCTACGAGGAAGATATTTTAGACACGATGCGCGATGGCGGGTTGTTAGAAAAGTATGATCGAGCACACTGGTTCGAAGAGTATCTTACGCAAACACTCAAAAAAGAAGCATATGAATATGATCTTTTGACCATTTCTACAGAGCGCCACGATCATAAGCGTGGCACGTGCGAGATCGCGGCCAATGTAAAAGTGCATGCCAGAGATCTTTACAGTCTAAACGGAGGCGCCGACGAGTTTGTTGACGGCTTCGATGTGATAGTACAGACATCGAATGGTCTATTGACTTTGGACTTGTCTTAGATGGCAAAAAGTAAATCCACAGCTGGAAAAATTTCTATTGATGGATTGCGCACCTTAATCAATAAGACTTCCGGTCTGGAAGTAGCGCATAACCTCAACCACGCCAACCCAACAGAGGTAAAAGAATGGATTCCAACCGGCTCGCGCTGGTTGGATTCTATTGTTTGTCGCGGCCAATTGGCTGGAGTACCGGTGGGTAAGTTTACTGAGATTGCCGGACTAGAATCCACAGGGAAGTCCTTTATGGCTGCCCAGATTGCCGGGAATGCCCAACGTATGGGAATGACTGTTATCTATATGGATTCGGAGTCTGCTATCGACCCCGGGTTCCTGGAGCGCGCTGGCTGTGATATAGGTGAACTTATTTACGTGCAAGCACAATCAGTTGAGCACGTGTTAGAAACTGTTGAGAACGTCTTAAAGTCAGGAGCGGAAAGAACCTTGTTTATCTGGGACTCGCTGGCTATGACTCCGACTATTACCGACGTGGAAGGAGACTTCAATCCGCAATCCACGATGGCTATGAAGGCGCGCATTTTATCAAAGGGAATGTCTAAGCTGACTATTCCGATCGCCAACACCAAGTCTGCCTTCCTGGTTCTCAACCAGTTGAAGACCAATATTCCACAGGGCCCAAACGCACGCATCGTCGCAATGACGACTCCGTTCATCACCCCCGGCGGGAAGGCTATGCATTATGTATATTCCCTTCGGGTATGGTTGACGGGGCGCAAAGCCAAGTCTGCTTTTATCGAAGATGAAAGTGGTTTCCGTATTGGTTCAGAGGTGAAGGTTAAGCTTGAGAAGTCTCGCTTCGGTACACAGGGGCGCAACTGCGCCTTCAAGATTCTGTGGGGAACCGACAAGGTTGGTATCCAGGACCAAGAGAGTTGGCTGGAAGCAATCAAGGGCTCCGACAATCTCAAGCAAGCCGGCGCTTGGTTCTCCCTGGTCTATAAAGATGGAACGGAAGAGAAGTTCCAGAGCGCTCATTGGATTGAAAAACTTAAAGACAAGAAGTTCAAAACCCGGGTGCTTGAGATTATGGATGAACAGATCATTCGTAAGTTTGATACGCGCGAGGGGAATGCCGAAGATTTCTACGACGTAGATAAAAAATAAGACTATTTATTATATATTCCACGGAGATATAAGATGAGCAAATGGTCAAGTTACCCAAAAGCCCAGTTGATTACAGAGAACTGGCGCAAGTTTGTAAATGAAAAAGCCAACGCGGCCGAACTTGATACAAAGATGTTTCCAATTGCTTTATCGGCAGTTGATCCAAATCAGGCCAAAACTAATGCAACTAGTGGCCCCGCGGCATTCGACGGCGACGCAAAAGACGATGTTATCCCTGTTAACCTAAACGGTAAGTGGGCCGCGCGCGACTTGTTCCCGTCACAAACTTCTATGAATTTAGGCAAGGCTGCTTGGTTTGCTTTGGGAATGTTAAATGGTACTATGTTTGGCTCTGGAGGCCCAGGAGGAAACATCGCCGCGTTTGTCTCAAAGGACAACTTTCTAATGGATGGCCACCATCGTTGGCTCGCAACAGCCATGGCCGACCCCAGCGCGGCAATTAGTGGATACGAAGTAGATTTCCCGGGCACTCAATTGGTTGCCATTCTTAATACAATTACGAAGGGTATCTTGGGGGTAAACAAGGGCAAGCCCGGCACAGGTAACTTCAAGCAGTTCCACGATGTGGGCGCCGTAGAGAAGGTTTTAGCTGCCTTGGCCGTTGACAAACAGCCTGATGGAAAAGGCAAATTCTTTAGTGGCGTGCCCAACGCGTTCGACAAGGGCAAAGCATTAGAAGTAATGCAAGCAAAAACCGGAAAAGAGGGCGCCGAGGCTATTAAAGCCATGGCCAACTTTATGGTGAACAATGTTAAAGGGGTTCCGGGCGTCAGCGATGGGGCCGTATTAACGAGCAACCCTCGCTCCGATATGCCAGTGATCGATGACAAGGATGGTCCGGTCCAGCCGGCATCGAAATTGGCCATTAAAGCGCTCCAAGGGGGAGAGGTTAATGTTAACCCTCCCTATAACAAGGCCGGAGCACAGCCGAAAGTCAAATAAACTCAAACTAAACCCTTGACTCTGAAGCTCCTGTGAGGTATACTCATAGGAGCTTCATACGTTAGGGGATACAGTTGAAGAACAAGAGATATATAGAGTTCGCCAAGAGGGTGGCGGAACAATCAGATTATGGAAAGTTTAGGCACGGCGCCGTCCTTGTGAAGGGCAGTTCCGTTCGTAATATTTCCTGCAACAAGCACCGGCATTGTAGTTTCGGTGCGAGATTTCGTAAAGAGGGCCGTGGCGAAGCCACCCTCCATGCAGAGTTGGGAGCCATTTTAGGAGTGGACCGTTCTACCACACGCGGGTCCACAGTTTACGTAGCCCGTATTAACAGAGAGGGAGAGGCCCGTATCAGCAAGCCTTGTCCTATGTGTGAGAGCGCGCTGCGTCACGTTGGTGTCAAGCGCGTGGTCTATACAGATAAGAACGGCAAGATTGAGAGTATGAGACTATGAAAAGAGTAATGATTGTCGACGCCCTGAACGCTTACTACAGGGCTTTCATCGTCAACCCTAGCCTCTCGGTCCACGGCCACCCCATCGGAGGCCTCAAGGGCTTCCTGGGCATCTTACAGAAGCTCTGTCGAGACATTAAGCCCGACACGGTGATGATCATCTGGGATGGCCCGGGCGGTAGCCGCAAAAGGCGAGAGCAAAACAAGAATTATAAGGCCGGCCGTAAGCCCATTCGCGTCAACCGCCAGACGGACTTGACTGACGAGCAACAGCGCGCCAACATGGCGTGGCAGCAGCTGCGCCTGATGGAGTATCTTAATGAGCTGCCCGTGATTCAATTGCGCTTCGATGAGGTAGAGGCCGACGACGTTATTGCTTTTGCAACTCAGACCGAACAATTCAAGGGCTGGCAAAAGGTAGTTATCTCCAGTGATAAAGATTTCCTTCAGCTGTGCGACGACGAAACCGTTTTGTTCCGCCCCATTCAAAAGAAGATTCATAATAAGTTAAACATTGTGGAAGATTTTGATATCCATCCTCGCAATTTTGCGATGGCGAGAGCCATCGCTGGGGACCCATCGGACAATCTCAAAGGGGTACCTCGCGCCGGCCTAAAAAGTATTTCAAAAAACTTAAAATTTCTTAGGGAAGATAAGGATGTAACATTGCAGGAGATTTTTGATTTCTGCCTCGCTAGCGACTCTAAGGCTAAGTTTTTCACGAACGTTTTGGAGTACAGAGATGTAATTATAGAGAACTATAAATTGATGCAGTTGTACGCTCCGGCGCTATCTTTGCATTGCCGCGAGAAAGTGCACTATGCCTTGGATAACTTTGAGTACGACTATAATAAAACCGAGGTTATCCGAATGATGAATCAAGATGGGTTTGGTGTATTCAACTGGGACGATCTACACGCCACAATGAATCGGATTTGTCTTGACAAGGCACTTGCAAAGTAGTAATATTAGTCATGAGGGAAGCTATGAAATTAAATGGTGAGCGTGGTAGCTTCTCCAAGTACGGTAAGTCGTTCCAAGAGAAATTATGTATGGTGATTTTGGATGACCGCTCCTTCGCCGATCAGATTGAAGAAGTATTAGATGTTAGCTTTCTAGAGCTTAACTATCTTAAGCTTTTTCTCAATAAAATTTTTAACTATCGTAAAAAGTATGGAGTCCACCCTTCACGCGATATTGTCAAAACAATTCTCCGGTCCGAACTTGACAACGAGAACGAACTAACAGCCAAACAAGCGCGAGAGTTTTACGTTCGCAGTCAGGTTACCGCTGTTACCGACACAGAGTATATCAAAGACACCTCTTTAGACTTTTGTAAGAAACAGAATCTTAAGTCCGCGATGGTGAAGTCGATAGGCCTCCTTCAGAACTCCTCCTTTGATGAGATTTCGCAGGTTATTAATGACTCGCTTAAGTTAGGGGTGGACAACGACAGCGGCTACGACTATAAAAAAGATTTTGAAGAAAGATTTAAGCCACGGTTTCGCAACCCAGTCTCCACTGGGTGGGATCTTATTGACGGCATTTGTAAGGGGGGCCTAGGCCAGAAGGAGTTAGGCGTTGTTATCGCCCCAACGGGCGCCGGGAAGTCTATGGCTTTGGTACACCTGGGGGCCCACGCTTTGCGCGAAGGCAAGACCGTTGTTCATTATACTCTCGAACTCCAGGATACGGTGGTAGCTTCGCGCTATGATGCGTGTCTTACCAAGATACCCCTTGAAAATTTATCATCCTTTAAGGAAAAAATCTACGAAGAGGTTCAAGATATCGAGGGTACTCTTATTGTGAAAGAGTATCCCACCAAAACAGCATCCACCCAGACAGTACGCGCCCACCTGGAAAAATTGAAGATGCGAAATATTGTAGTTGACATTATTATTATTGACTATGGGGATTTATTACGACCTGTTCGATATCTTAAAGAGAAGAGAAACGAATTAGAATCTATTTATGAAGAGCTGCGCGCTATCGCTGCAGAGTATGAGGTACCAGTGTGGACAGCATCGCAGACTAATCGGTCGGGGCTTAACGCCGAAGTTATCACAATGGAATCTATTTCTGAGGCATTCAATAAATGTTTCATCGCAGATTTTATTTTTAGTATTTCCCGTACAGTAGAAGACAAGAACGCTAATGGGGGGCGCCTTTTTGTAGCCAAGAATAGGAACGGCCCGGACGGGATTGTGTTTCCCTTATTTATGGACACATCCAATGTGCACATTAAGGTGCTCGACCCCTACGGGGAGGACGAACTGGTGGAAGTAAGCGTTAGGAAACAAAAAGAGAATTTGGTTGAGAAGTATAAGAAATTTAAAAAGAATAACGGAGGCTGAGCCATGTTCGAGGAGACTGAAGTACGAGAAGCCACTCTGGAATATTTTGATGATGATGAATTAGCTACCAATGTTTTTATAACAAAGTACTGTTTGCGCGACGAGAAAGGTAATTTTCTTGAAAAGACACCCGATGATATGCACCATCGCCTCGCACGAGAGTTCGCGAGAATGGAAGATAAGTTCATCACACGTAAATCTAATCATCTTACAGAGACAGAGATCTATTCTTTCCTCAAAAATTTTAAATACATTGTACCCCAAGGCTCTCCCATGATGGGGATAGGAAATAATTATGTTAATGTGTCTCTCTCTAATTGTGTTGTTGTTGATAATCCCGCCGATTCCGTATCGAGTATTATGGATGCTGGCAAAGATCTTGCGAATCTTTTTAAACGTCGGTGCGGTGTTGGGGTTGATATATCTAGTTTGCGTCCTGAAGGGGCCCCTGTTAATAATTCCGCTCGGACTACTACTGGTGCGTGGTCTTTTGCTGATTTCTACTCGTACGTCTGCCGAATGATCGGACAGAATGGACGCCGCGGAGCGCTAATGGTATCAATGGATGTGCGCCACCCAGATATTGCAAAGTTTGTTACGATGAAGCAAGACATCAACAAGGTTACGGGAGCGAACATCTCAGTAAAGATTAGCGACAGCTTTATGGAAGCGGTAGAGAACAACCAATCATTCACTTTACAGTTTCCAGTTGATGCTGAGCAGCCAGAATATACTGCGGAGGTAGACGCATCGACTCTTTGGGATAGCATCGTGGAGTGCGCCACGAAGACTGCGGAGCCTGGTCTTCTTATGTGGGACAATATTACTAAGAACCTGCCTGCTCATGAGTACGACGACTTTAAAACCAAGACCACTAATCCGTGCGGGGAGATTCCCCTTTCGGCCTACGATAGCTGTAGGCTCATTTCTTTGAATTTAAAAAGTCTCGTAAAAAATTCTTTCCAAAAAAATGCAGACTTTGACTTCGGTAAGTTAAGAGAAGTTGCTGCTATTGGTATGCGCTTGTCCGATGATCTGGTAGAACTTGAGCTTGAGAAGCTGGAAAACATTCGACAGTGGGCAGATACGGAGGACGAGCAAGAGCTATGGAGTAAGCTATTTAAAGCTGCTTACAATGGGCGTCGGACTGGTTTGGGTACTCACGGCTTGGCTGATGCTATGGCGTGCTTAAATTTAGCATACGATAGCCCCGAAGCTCTTGTAATTATTGAGAAAATCTATCGTACCTTGCGCGATGCAGCGTACGAAGAGAGTGTCTATCTTGCTCAAGAACGCGGCGCATTTCCTGCATTTGAGTGGAGCGTCGAAGAAAACAACAACTTTATTCAAAGACTGCCGGCAAGACTTAGAGACTTAATTGCCAAACACGGCCGCCGGAACATCTCAATCCTTACGAACGCGCCAACTGGCTCGGTTTCTATAATGTCTCAGACTTCGTCCGGTCTGGAGCCTGTATTCAGGAACTCGTATGTTCGCCGGCGAAAACTTTCTCATGATGAGCAACACCTAGACGCCGATCACGTGGACGCCCTAGGCGACCGCTGGGTAGAGTATGAGGTGTTCCACCACAACATCAAGACGTGGATGGAAACACAAACACTTCAAGACTCGGCTCCCCTTCCTGCATTTTTTGTAGAATCAAACAGCATTGATTGGGAAGCTCGTATTGCTGTACAAGCAGCCATTCAACAAAGCATTGATCACAGCATCAGTTCGACGATCAATCTCCCAAAGAATACGGCTCCTGAGTTGGTGGGCAGACTTTATATGGAAGGCTGGCGCCAAGGATTAAAAGGACTCACTGTGTATGTGGACGGTAGTCGGTCTGGAGTTTTGCTGACGGAAGATGACCATTTCCCACAGCACAAGGCACCCAAACGTCCTATTGAGCTAGCGTGCAACATCCACCACACTACGATTAAGGGAGAGCGCTGGTTAATAGTGGTGGGTCTAATGGACCAAAAGCCATATGAAGTTATGGGGGGACTCTCAAACCTAATTGAGATTCCAAAAGATAAAGTCGAAGGCATTCTGGTGAAACACCCTAGGAAGACCATGAACTCTGTTTATGATTTGCAAGTTGGGAAGAACGGCGACACCGTAATTATCAAGGATCTCGTTAAGGCTTTCGATAATCCTAACCACTCCGCATTCACTCGTATGATTTCACTTGGGATGCGTCATGGAGCGAACATTCAATATGTAGTAGAACAACTCCAGAAGGATCGGGACTCAGATATGTTTAGCTTTGCTAAGTGTATTGCACGAATTTTAAAGAACTACATCCCGGATGGTCAAGAGGCAACTGAACATACTTGTAGCGAGTGTGGAACCGAGGGCCTCATATATGTTGAGGGCTGCGTTACTTGTAAAAACTGCGGTTTTGCCAAGTGCGGATAGTAGACAACCAATGTTTTGAGTGCGGGTACAAAGGCACCGAGTTACACCGCCATCACGTAGTGCCCCGCAGCCGCTCGGGCACTCAAACAGTGCCGCTTTGCGGGATATGTCACGCGTACGCACACCACAGAAACAAAAACATGACTACATCAGCACTTGTTAAGGAGTCATTTCGCCGCCGCAGAGAAGAGGACCCCGATTTGAAGTTTGGCAATCCCAATCTCTATGCTGAGCAAGGCGCTAAGGCTATTGCCGTTAGACAATCAAATGCCGAGAAATTTAACTTTCATATTAAAGCTGTTAGTGAAAAGTTGAAGAATGAAGGGTACAACACCGTTGCAGCGCAAGTTCTCAGGCTCAATGAACTCAATTTTAGATCTCGCCGCGGCGAAGAATTTAACTATCAGTCCCTATATCGCGTTTTATATAGAACAGATTAAAAAAACAAAAACAGAAAGGAACAAAATGAATTTTACACCAGTCAATAACTACCTCTACGTGAAGACTGTAGAAGACACAGGCACAGAAGAGAGTGCAATTCTCTTGCCCCAGGATTACCGCGCAGTAGAAAGCCCATTTGCGGTGGTTGAAGTAGTCAACTGCTCGGGCGAGAACGGAACCATATGGAGCACCGGATTGCAGATTATTGTGGAAGCACAAATGCTCCGCGATATCCAGCACAACGGCGAGACCTTCACCGTCATCAAGGAAAACCACGTAATCGGTATTTTGGCGAAATAAATTTCTTGACTTGGGAGTCATTGGGTGCTAGAATGACACTATGACCTTCTTGTCTCCTATTCGCTTTAAATTTTCGGACGTTGTTATTGGCTGGCGCGAAGAGGCCGTGGAATTTGCTCGCGCAAATTGCTACCACCTGATTGTCAACAGCGAACAACGACCTTTTCATTATCTGGTGGGCCACCAAGATGTTAAAAGCAAATGGTTAGATAGCATTTATGATTTAGGAATGAACGCCCGCTTGCCGGTTCCGTTTGAAGTTCGAACGATTGCCTTCGAGGATGGAGACCTAAAAATTATAACCGAGGGAAATACAAAGGTTCTTATTGACTTTAAAACGTTACATATTTTTGACACCGACAATTTTGAAACCCTTGAAGTAGAAGAGATCATCAAAGATCATCTGGTGTATGACTTGTTTGATGTAACACAGGGGTCGCGACTGGGAGAGGACTTTACCCTCCTTTGCAATGAGGAGTTGCTTCAAAGTATTAAATTTGTTCCCTCCAATCGAATAGACCAGAATCATCACGGCGAATTTAAAGATATTATTGTACGCAGTTGTATTAGCGACTGTGACTTGAGGAGTTTTGATTTTTCGGAGACCATAGTGAGAATCAAGCTTGAGCGTAAGCTAAAAGAACATAACATTCAAACAGAAAATGGGCTTCCTCTTAAGGTGCGACACGCAGAGCGGCAGGCCATTAAAAGGGATTTTTATTTTGAGATAGTGGGCGAGCTAGACCCGCGGATTGTTTTGTATGGCTAAGAAACTTAATATGCCTGCTATCATCCCGGTAGCTGGGATGCAGACAGAGTTTGGGATGGAATGGGATTCCTCCCTTGTACCGGTGGCTCCCAACTATACTGCACTAGAAGCCACTGTCTATGAGTGCTTACACGCCGGGTGTACCTCCATATGGATTGTGGCGAACGATGATGTGGCACCACTATTGCGCCATAGGCTTGGCGTGTATGCCACAGACATTGACAGTATTCAAAGAGGCGTGTTTGCTATGTTTGGGAATACCAAGCATATAGAAGTTCCTATTTACTACGTTCCTATCCACCCTAAACATCGAGGCAAGGTAGACAACTATGCGTGGTCTGCGATTTATGGCGCCAACGTGGCCTACTGGATTCAAACAAAGTTTTCGCGGTGGACCCAGCCACACCATTATTATGTTTCTTTTCCGTTGGGGATGATGGACCCCAAGGAAGTGTTGGCTAGTCGCTCTGTATTACGCAAGAACGTTCCTTTTTATTTTTCTCACAAGGGCAAGACAGTAAAAGATGGCCTTCCCTTGAGTTTCGTAATGGACGCCGACGAGTGGCGCCGCGCGAAGCATACTATCACCACGAATGCTTCTTACTACAAGGCCCCTCCCCCCGGGGAGATGCCCTCGGAGTTGCTGCCCATCGATGAGCGACACCTCTCTTTAGAGTACGGGCTGCAAGATGTTTTTGGAGGCGGCCCGGAGGGCACCACTCAAGAGTTAAAAGAGTTTTATGACTTGACTTCGTGGGCTGGATATGTTAAATTTATATCATCGGAACTTGGGCAGAAAACCAAACGTCCGAACACAAACACTATGTATAGAGGGAGAAACAAATGAGCGAGAAAAAGATTCCTTTCGTAGGCCTGCATGCACACAGCGTAGCCGGCTCAATTTTTGATGCCATCGGATATCCAGATGAGCATATGGATTTTTGCTATGAGAACGGGGGCGAAGCACTTGCCCTCACAGACCACGGGAACATGAATGGGTTCTCGCACCAATTTTTACACTGGCAGAAGATGAAGTCTGAGGGGAAGGAATTTAAGCCCATCTTCGGAGTAGAAGCATACTTCCTTCCGTCCATTGACGAATGGCGTGATGATTACAATCGCATCAAGGAAGACGCCAAGCAGGCGAAATCATTGGCAAAAGAAGGGGACACTTCTGGCGCGACTGTTGAGGACGAAGAGGCTTCTAAGAAGGCCATCAAGTCTGTGATCAATCGTCGACGACATTTGATTCTGCTGGCACAAAACCAGACCGGATTAAATAATCTCTTTAAGATTGTGTCGGAGTCTTATAAGGAAGAGAACTTCTACCGTTACCCGCGTGTGGATTATGATATGCTTGACCGTCACTCCGAAGGGGTGATCGCCGCGTCGGCATGCTTGGGCGGACCTTACGCTGGAAACTACTGGGCTAACCGAGAGGAAGGGCCCGATGCTGTGAGGGAAGCAATGAGGGAAACTACCCGGCGCTTTGTGGACATCTTCGGAGACCGCTGGTACGGAGAACTGCAGTGGAACAACATTGCAGAACAACACGAACTCAATCAATACATCATCGAAGTGTGCGAGGAATTTGGGGTTACACTTATTTCCACAGCTGATAGTCACTACCCCAATGGTGATGCTTGGAAGGACCGCGAGTTGTACAAGCGACTTGGTTGGCTTGGGAAGGGAGCCCCCGCCTGGGCCGAGGATAACACAGAACTGCCCGCCGGCGTAGAAGAGATCGGATATGAGTTGTATCCTAAGAACGGAAACCAGATGTGGGATTCCTATAAATATTACTCCAAGACCTGTGGGGTTGAGTATGATGATCAGCTTGTAATGGACTCAATTACTGAAACGCACAATATTGCATTCAATAGAATCGAAGACTTCACACCAAACACAACTGTTAAACTTCCAGACTTTGTAGTTCCGGCCGGGTTCACTGATAGTGAGGCGTTGGTGCACTACGCGCTTGAGGGGCTGCGAGGCCTCATGCGACACGAAGATGATATGTATGCTGAACGTCTCCAGCAGGAGTTGGACGTTATCGAGGACCGAGGATTTAGTAAATACTTTTTGACGATGAAAGCAATTTCGGACAAGGCTAACGCTGCTCAGTTGACGGGCCCCGGCCGAGGTTCCGCGGCGGGCTCCCTAGTCGCGTACGCTCTGGGAATCACACAGATTGATCCCATTAAATATGGGCTACTGTTCGAGAGGTTCTTGCGGAAGGACGCCACAGACTATCCTGATATCGATTATGATGTCGCAGAGCCGATGGAATTAAAGGAAATGCTGATGGAGGACTGGGGAAAGAACTCGGTCATCCCAATTTCAAACTGGAACACACTTCAGTTAAAGTCTTTGATTAAGGATATTTCAAAGTTTTACGGTGTGGAGTTTGGAGAAGTTAATAAGGTAACGTCAACGATGATTGCGGAAGCAACTCCCGCAGCGAAGATGAAGCACGGTATTAAGGCTGGAGTGTATGCTCCCACGTGGGAAGAAGTTATGGAACTCTCCCCCTCCTTGCGCGGCTACCTAATAAAGTACCCGCACATTAAGACACACGTCGAGGCGCTGGTTGGACAGGTTCGCTCCTGTTCCCGTCACGCGGGGGGCGTCTTGATTGCCGACAACTTGAACGAGCACATGCCGATCATCAGTTCGGGAGGCGTGCGACAGGCACCGTGGGCCGAGGGGCAGCACGTTCGACACTTGGAGCCGTTAGGGTTTATTAAGTTTGACTTGCTGGGACTCTCGACACTTCGAATGATTGAGGGTGCGATTCGACATATTTTGAAACGACACCACAACCACCCTGAGCCGACGTTCGAGGATGTAAAAGAGTTTTATAATACACACCTCCATCCCGACGTGATAGATTTTAAGGATCCAAGCGTTTATAGGAATGTTTTTCAGAAGGGAAACTTCGCGGGAATTTTTCAATTTACGGAGCAGCGCGCACAGGAGTTCTGTGCGAACGCAAAGCCCAAGTCGTTGATTGATCTCTCTGCCATCACTTCGATCTATCGACCGGGCCCCCTATCGGCCAATGTGCACGAGCAATACATTCAAGCCAAGGCGAACCCCGGTGACATCGATTATCTTAATGAGCACGTGAGGGAGGTTACAAAGGAAACCTACGGGTTCCTTATCTTCCAGGAGCAGATTGCTCTGCTTGCTCACAAGTTAGGCAAGGACCTAACTCTAGATGAGGGAAACTTACTAAGGAAGGTGCTCACCAAGAAGGGGACGGGGAAGGAAGCGAGAGTTAAGAGAACCCTCCGCACTAAGTTCGTCGACGGTTGCGTAGAGAAAGGCATCAGCCATAGTGAAGCAGAGGATATGTGGGAGAGGTTCGAGTACTTCTCGGGTTATGGTTTCAATAAGTCGCATGCAGTTTCATACTCGGCAATCTCATTCCAGTGCGCATGGCTATACAATTACTACCCAGTGGAGTGGATGGCTTCATTCCTTGATAAGGAGCCGGAGAAGCGCAAGGAGCGCGCCATCAATATTGCAAAGTCGAACGGCTTTGAGATTGTGGAAGCAGACATCAACACGTCGTCATTCGTCTGGGAGATTGATCCCAATGATGAGCACCGCCTTTACCAGCCGCTAAGTGGCCTCAAGGGATTGGGGGATGCAGCCATTGAACAAATTGTAGCCAACCGTCCATTTAATGACATTGAGGAATTCCTTTTCCACGATGAGATTGTATACAGTAAGCTAAACAAGAAAGCATTAGATGTGCTAGTGCGGTCGGGGGCTATGAATAGCCTGATGGACGTACGGTTCAGCGGCCGCAAGCACTACTGGTCAGCAGTCGCTGTTGACCGCGTGTATAGTAAGAAGAAGTTTTTAGAGAACATCGAAACCTATCGGGATGAAGGGGAGTTCACCAATGAGGAAGAGATTGATAATCTTACCACTCTCACCGGCATCTTTCCGATGCACTTGGTGATGACAGAGACTGTCCGGAATAGATTGGAGTCCTATTATGTGCCTCCCATTTCTGATTATGATCCCGAGCTGCAACTTGTGTGGTTTATTCCTCGTGAGGTTATTAAAAAGAAAACCAAACACGGCAAAGTTTATTGGATTGTATCTGTAATAGATTCAAATTCGATGTTGACAAAGTTTAGATGCTGGGGTATAGTAGAAGGGAAGGACAGAATTCATTTGAACCATCCCTACATGGGACGCCTCGACTATGACCCTGCGTGGGGATTCTCCACGCGCTCCATTCGAAGAAATTTGAGATTATTAGGTTGACAGCTACAGAAGAAAGTGGTAATATAAGAATATGATTAATTCAATACGGTTTGTTTCACAGCTCGTGACTGAGCCCGGGTATGTTGAGAATATGACACCCCAACAAAGAGCGGACGCCTTTATCCTTTTCTTTAAAACCTTTGGGGACTTTGCTGGGGTGCTAAAACTGGGCGACATTTTCAGTTATGCCCGGAGCAGGGAAGCTCTGATGGCATTGACTCTGGGCCACACGTTGGCTCCTAAGCTAGCCGGCCCAGATGCAACGAGGCCAGACGGCATAGAGGCGGAATATAAAACGACTATCCAGAAGAGGATCGCCGCGCTATACTCGGGCCTCTCTAATAAGGCAACCTGGGCCGAACAGCTAGCGTATTTGAAGAACGAAAAGATTGGGTGTTATCCCTTTCACTATATCGCACGGTTTGAGGGGTCTGAGATCGCAGAGATTTGGGAACTCTCAGCCGACTGTGTTCTCGAAGTTCTAACCAAGAAGCTGCACAAAACATATCACGACCCTAAGCACAGGGCTGACCCGCGGCTGAGCGCGACACTCTGTATGACAGAGATTAAACAACACGGGATCCAAGTTTACCCCCTCAGAAGACAGAATAGATGACCGACTTCGAACTCAAAAATTGCGAAGGCTTAGATTTCCTTCAAACCATTAACAACAAGACGGTTGATTTGATTTTAACCGACCCTCCTTACATTACTTCGCGCGACAGCGGGATGGATCGATGGGTAGACCATTGTGCTAGCGTGCAAAAGACTCACGCACTGGTGCGTACCGAAGCAGAGTGGCGCGCCTTTAAGACCGCCGAAGAGTGGAAGACGTGGACACGAACGGGGGGATATTCTCCCGGCAAACAACGACTCGGAGCGCTGCGGAACGCCAAAAAGAATTATCTTAAGTATGGTTCGATTTATGGCGAGAAGTATGCGGTGCGCACTGACTACGGAAAGTGGGACTCCGAGTTTACAATGGAAGAGATGGAAGACTTTGTTAAAGAATTCTATCGCGTTCTAAGGCCCGGGGGGACGTGCATCATCTTCTTTGACATCTGGAAAATTTCCTATCTCAAAGAAATAATGGAGAGGCATAAGTTTAAGCAGATCAGATTTATTGAATGGGTAAAGACGAACCCGCAGCCCCTTAACAGCAGTAGGAATTATCTCACTAATTGTCGAGAGATTGCATTGCTGGGGGTGAAGAAAGGCAGCCCTACTTTTAATAGTAAGTACGACAACGCTGTCTATCGTTACCCTATCCAGGGAGGGAAGTGGCGTATAATGCCTACCCAAAAAAGCCTGGGACTCTGCGAAGATTTAATTATAAAACACTCTAATGAGGGGGATCTCATTGTGGATCCTTTCTTAGGGGCCGGCACCACTGCTGTGGCGGCGATCAATACGAGTCGCAGCTTTAGGGGGTGCGAACTTCGTAAAAAGATGTATGATCAAATGATGGAAAGAATTGAAGGTGAAACAAATGGCTAAGAAGAACGCCGCACGAAAACGTGAGACGAAGAAAAAGAAGACTAGTATCGGGCACAGTAAGTTTACAAAGACTAGTCACCCGGGCCCCCACGGGGGGAACAAGCGGTACAAGAAGCCCTATCGAGGACAAGGAAAATGATATTACAATACTATATGGTGCACGGCAATGTGCACGCACCGGTTCGCTCTAACCCGAGCGACGCAGGGCTCGACCTAAGGTGGAGTCCAGAAGATGCATCGGTCCGCGGCGTGCGGATTGAGCCTGGAGAAAGCAAAGTACTACCTACGGGGTGTAAGTTTGCTATTCCTCATGGCTATATGCTAGAGATTAAGAATCGCTCAAGTATGGCAGCGAAGCAGCACCTGCTTGTCGGCGCCTCTGTGGTAGACAGTGGTTACGAGGGGGAGGTCTTTGTGAACCTCCATAACGTAGGCACCATCAGCCAGATGTTGTCACCGGGCGATAAGATAGCTCAGGCCGTAGTGGTGCCTGTCGTGCATGCACGATTTGTGGCCTCCGCGTCGCCCGACATTTATGAATGGTATCCTATTACCATTTCTGACCGAGGCGACGGTGCGCTTGGGTCGACCGGAAAGTGAAAAAGCTGCGCAAGGTTGTCACCAAAAAAGGAAAGACAGCCAAAGCAGCCCAGCGCCGGGTGGCAGAACAAGCTGCGCTGATGATGAAGCAGCCAACCGAGTGTTGTCTCTGTCGGGCACCCTTTGAACGAACACAAGAAACAGTTAAAACGTGGCACGTAACGGTGCTACAAGAAAAGAAGGTGGTGCGCCTCACGTGTCCTACCTGTTGGAAGACAGTAAATGAGGTTACAAATGAACATTAAAGAAGGACTAGCCTACGATGACGTATTGCTCGTGCCCCAGTATTCTGAGATTAAAAGTCGCGCCAGCATCTCCCTCGAATCATATCTGGGAGATTTATTATTTAAACTTCCTATCATCGCCAGCCCAATGGATACCGTAACGACGTCGCCAATGGCCGCGGCTATGGATGCAGCCGGAGGTCTGGGGATTATACACAGGTATAATTCCATAGACACTCAGTGTAACCATGTCGGGAGCCTCCCGGCAGACGCTATGGTGGGAGCGGCGATCGGGACTTCTGGAGACTATTTAGAGAGAGCAACGGCGCTTGTTAATACGGGCGTTGCCCTCTTATGTATCGATGTAGCGCACGGTCATCATATATTGATGAAGGAAGCGTTAAGAAAACTTCGTATAGTATTGGGTAACAAAGTTCATATTATGGCAGGAAACATTGCCACTAAGGAGGGTTATAATGACTTGGTCAACTGGGGAGCCGATAGTGTGCGCTGCAATATTGGCGGCGGTTCTATTTGTTCAACTAGGATTCAGACTGGGCACGGTGTCCCGGGTCTTCAAACAGTATTGGACTGCGCGGAAGCAGGACGGCAAGTACCAATTATTGCCGACGGAGGAATCCGGAGCGCCGGCGATATTGTCAAAGCTCTGGCGGCTGGGGCTGACTTCGTTATGCTTGGGTCTATGCTTGCAGGTACTGATGAAACTCCTGGCGACGTAGTTAACGCGCTGGATGGCAAATTCAAATCATACCGGGGGATGGCCAGCGAGAAGGCCCAGATAGAGTGGCGCGACCGGACCGCGTCGTTGGAGGGCATCTCGACTACAGTTAGGTGTAAGGGCCCCGTAGCTACCGTGTTACAAAATCTAGAAAAAGGAATTCGAAGTGGGTTTTCATACTCCGGAGCCCGAACTCTTCACGAACTTCAAATGAATGCTCAATTCGTACGTCAAACTGCAAGCGGGCAGCTGGAAAGTTCTACCCACATACTTAAATTATGAGGCAACTCACCAACGAACAGTCGGTATTAAGTTTTTACTTGGATGCTAAATTGCACGAGGATTTTCGTATACGTTTATACTATGACCAGGTAAAAAATCAAAGTGAATTTTTTCGGATGTGTGTGGAGTCATACCTGGCACAGAACAACTTGTTTATGAAGTTCTTCGATGAGGAAAAGGTCGCGCGACAGGTTCAGTCCAAGGCGCGCACCAGCAAGTCGAAGCTGCTCAGGGACAAAGGCAAACAACTTATGGACGAACTGGCACTCACCCACGACGAGGTGCAGAATATATTCGATATACTAGAAGAGGATTTACCAGAGTTATGAAAGAATGCGCAAAAGATTGTTATTTAGCGCGCACCCCGTGCGCACAGGGAGAATGTCGCCTCCACATTGAGTATGAAGAAGACCTTAACTGTACGTTGATCGCTCTAGGGCGCCACGGCCCAATGACGTTGGAACAAATAGGGTTGAGACACCAGATAAGTACCGTCCGCGTTAAACAAATCTTGGATGCCACCCTCGTCAAATTAAAAAAGACATTAGTGAAAGAAAATACTATTTAAAAGTAGCATACTGCAGTATGTTGTAGGAGAAATAAATTATGTCAGGCAAAAAGAACCTTCTGAATGAAGCGCAAGTTCGAAAGTTTATGAAGCTTGCTAACTTGAGGCCGTTTGCTAGCAGCTTTGTTAATGAGATGGATTATCGGGATGACGATGATAACTTAGACGAACTGCGAACCGGGCGCACGGGAGCACTAGGTCCCAAGTCGGGCCGAGCGAACCCCGGCCACGGCCGCGGACAAGGTGAGGCAGCCGATGGCTCTCTGTTTCAAGAGGCCGAGGCTGATCCCGGCGCTCTAGAAGATTATGCTGCGGGCGACCTTGAGCGAGGCCACCCCGGCGAAGCTGCCGACGATGAGCTTGAAGCCGGCGGCGAGTTAGAGGCTGACATCGAGATGGAGCCCGAGGTGGGAGCCGACGAAGGTCGTATGGTTTCTGTTGACGATTTCCTAGCTGCGCTAGAGACTGCACTTGAAGATGCGATCGGTGATGAAGTTGAGATTGACTCTGACGAGGTGGAAGCCGAGGAAGAGGTCGACGATTTTGCCCCCGAGGGCGAAGAGGTCGTAGCCGATGTTGAAATGGGCGACGAAGAAGCGATGCAGGAAGGCTGGGAGCATCCCAAGTCTGCCACTGGCGCCGCCAACACCCATAAGGGTTCCAAGCAGCACCCGGACCACCGCAACAAGAAGAACTCCAAGGGCGGACTCGCCTCGCAGGGCCCCGGCCTCGTGAAGGAAGAGGACGACGATGATGATGAAGGCAGCAAGAAGGGTGAGTATAAGCGCCGCGGCAAGAGCGCGGAGCATCCCGAAGGCAAGAAGGCCGGCGACGTTGGAGGTCATTATAAAGCATACGAGAAGAAAGACGAATCTGTTGGATCCACTAACGATCTGGTTGAAGAGATTACTAAGCGTGTTGCTGCGCGTATCCTTAAGAGTGCGCTACGAAAATAATACTTGATCATTAGATCATATTCTGATAGAATAAGGCTGTGAGAGATCACGGCCTTTTCTATTTGGAGGTTATATGTATGAGGTAAGCACGCAAGAGCTTGCAGTGTTTGTGGTGTTGGGGTTTTGCTCTGGAGTATTCGCCACTTTTTATTTGGCGCGCCTGCTAGAGTTGGTGCATATGTGGCGCTTGGTGAGACAGGTCATCGCCCATTTGTTGTTTATGTGTTTGAGTATCGTGGAGAACGTAGAGTTTTTAAATACTCTTAAAGTTAAAGCAATGCATGAAGCTGAGTTTAACGACAAACAAATTCGAGAATTTGAAAACGTTTGGGAACACACCTTGACAAACTGGAAAGACTCCGCTATACTGTCTATAGTAAGTAAAGCTCCCCCTTCGTTTCGTACGCTAATGCCGTTCGACGATTGGACCGGGGCGATGAAATTTTTAAAGGCAGAGAGACGAGGCGATAATGATTAAGAACGAAGACCAGGAAAGTCCGCGCGAAGAAGAGGCGGAAGGCTCCGACGGCGTGGTTGTGCCCGAAGAGGACAGTGAAACCCCAGCCTTGGTTGGTTTGTGCGGGGAGATAAACGAGGAGAGCCTCCAAGATTTATCTGCTGCCTTTATTGCTGCCAACCACAACAGAATACTTAATGTAGATCCAGATGATTTTGAAGATGAAGAAGATTTAGAATTTTTTATCTCTTCCAACGGGGGATCGGTGGGAGATATGTTTGCTGTGTATGATTTGATGCGCGTGGTGAAGAAGAACCGCGACGTCCGTACTTACGCGTTCGGAAAAGTAGCGTCTGCTGCAGTGGTACTCCTCGCCGCAGGCACTCCCGGGAAGCGGTTTATCTCTAGAAATACACGACTGATGATTCATCACTGCTCGGCCGCAGAGTCGGGGCCCGTACCCAATCTTAAAACGGTTTATAAAGAGGCCACCCACGTGGAGGAAATGATGATTCAAGCACTCGCTGACAACTCCAAGTTGACAGTGGGAGAAATTTATAATATCTTTTCCCAAAACACGGATGAATATTTCTCGGCCGAGGAAGCACTTGAAATGGGTTTTGTTGATGAAATCATCTAATTAGTATTGGCCAAAGAGGATTGATCATGAATATTGATACACTTGTAGAGAGATTTTATAAGCAGGCGCAGGACGCAAACCTGATAAATGAGGTGATGAACTTTCTGCTCAAGGAGGAAGAGACCAAGAAAAAAAAGACCAAGGACCCCTTCCCTTCGGGACCTGGGAAACCCCGCCGGGAGCGCATGCTGCGCTTTCCTCTTATGATTCCTACAGAGCAGAGCGTAGGACAGTATACTGCCGAACAAGGCAGCGAAGATCGGGCAACATTCGAAGCTTGGATGTCGAAGATAGCCCCCACCGGAGGCCTTAAAGAGAAGATAGCCTCCATTCAGCAATTCATCGATGCTCCACCGGAAGGGATGACTGTTGCAACTACTCTTTCTTACTTAATGTTTTTACAAACGTTCTCTTTTATGATCAGGGAGTTTAATGCTTCTGTTGCGGGCTTTTTATGGGAGCCTTTCCTGGCTGCTATGTTTGGAGGGAAGTCGACTCAGGTCCATACCGAAGAGGGGGACATTGCGGATGTTAAATTGGAATACAGTATCCTGGTGGACCAACCCGGCGGCGGTGGCCTGCAGCGCGTAAGCCTTAAGATTTTAAGCCCTACCGGCGCGGTGGGGGGCAGCTTTATTGATCTCGTGAACCATTTTGCAAAAAACCCAGACCAGCCGATGGTGTATGTGGTGATTAGAAAAATGCCCGGCAAAACTAAAGCCGGCGAGGATATCAAAGAAGCCAGTATGGTGTTTTGGCAATTCACGATTTCACAGGAATCATTTTTTAAGTGGATTGGCCCTCCCAAGCTCGCGATTCAAAGGAAGACAATAGAGTATGAACATGCGGAAGACGCCGGACCACCCCCAACCCGAGACAAAGAGACCGCGCCGGACGCCCCTTCACATTGGGGGCGCAAGGACTTAGAAATGTATCTTGCTTCCGACAAGAGCCCTCTTGAAAGCGGATGGGTCGTTACGAGGGTTGAGAAAAACGGGGCTCTAGTTCCATTAAGGGGCGACGGGTCGATAATTGTTCCCGGGGAAACATATGAAATACAAATGAAAACCGCAACGAAAATCCCCGGCGCCCCTGGCGAGAAACGCCACGCCGAAAGGCAGGGCGCGGCGGGGAGGATATGGGGCACCCCAGATCAGTACGCCGAGTGGTATGCACTCTGGAAATCAATGCCTAATGATCCTAAGTTTTGGCAGTATGTCCGCGGGCCACAACTCCTTCGAATCAAAGACGAAGATGCCGCGGGGCCGCCAGCGCTCAGCGAAGAAGAGATGCTAAGAGAAGTGCCCTTTGCCCCCAAAGGAGCCCACGGCTATTGGGGCAAAGAACAATTTGAAATTGGTTCCACCTACCAGGCGGCAGCTTCATCAGGAGACATCGGCTCTATAAACATCCTTCCTTCGGCGATGGACGAAACTTTTGCACGAGGCGCCGAAATGATTGGCGGCGAATTAACTGAAATGTTTAACGCTTTAAGCGCATTGATAGATAATGTGGGTCGCTTCTTCTTAATTGATTGTGGTGATCCGCAGGAAGAAGCTCAAACGTGTGATGAAAAAGATTCTTCTATGCGTTCGACAGCGGGCCACGACGCAATCAAAGATGCTGCCACCCTCAAGAGGGTAGTGGATGAGAAAATTGCGACCGTTCTCCCGGACCGGGAATAGAAAAAGATTGACAATTTGAATATTTGTGTTATAATAGACATAATTGAAAGAGAGGTGACGTGTGCCCAAATGTAAATTTGAGTCCCGTTCTGAATTAACTACCAAAACCTTAAGAGGCGTCAATGTGCTGGCTGATAACGTCGCCGCCACACTGGGGCCTAAAGGCCGCAATGTGCTTTTGCAACAGCAGGGCAAAGACCCCTTTATTACTAAGGACGGCGTCACGGTTGCTGCCTTTGTACATTTAGATGATGAGTTCGAGAATGCTGCAGCGCAGATACTTAAACAAGCTACCCAAGAAACCAACAACACAGCGGGGGACGGCACGACTACGGCTACCGTTCTGGCCCGCGCCATAATGGTAAAGGCCCAACGTTACATCGCTGCCGGATCTTCGCCGGTTGAAATTAAACGCGGAATGGATTTAGGAGTGGACGCAATCGTCCACAATCTCAAGGAGATGGCGCAGCATATTGAAACGCTCGACGACGTAGAGAATGTGGCCACCATCTCAGCCAACAATGATCGCACAATAGGCAAGCTGATTGCTACGGCCGTCGATAAAGCTGGCAAAGATGGAGCCATCACTATTGAGGAATCTAAAACAGTAGATACCACCCTGGACATCATCGAGGGCTTTAGGTTGGAGGCAGGCTATGCTGCGACAGCTTTTGTGACAGATGAAAGGCGGGGAGCTGTTCATTATGACACGCCCCTCATTCTTGTGACAGACCAAAAGATAGATACCGTTGATCAGATTCTTCCCGCTCTCGAATTAGTGTCACGCGACGCGCGCCCCTTGATTATTGTTGCCGAGGAGATAGAGGGCCAAGCCCTCGCAGCTTTGATTATGAACACGGTTCGAGGATCAATGAAAATTGTTGCTGTGAAGGCACCTTTTTATGGCGATCGCCGAAGAAATATTCTTGCCGATCTTGCCCTCTCCACAGGAGCTGAATTCTTATCGCAGGAATCCGCAGTCCCCTTGCGCCAAGCAAAGCTTAAGCACTTTGGGCAGGCGCGCTCCATTGATATTACCAAGAGCACTACCACCGTTATTGGCGGTCGAGGAGATCCCGCCGAGGTGGATAAGCGTATCGAGTTACTAAAAGTAGAACTTAAGAACACCGATGAGCTGGGAGAGTGTGATAAACTTCAGGAACGTATCACTAAGTTGGCCGCGGGAGTCGCAGTAATTAATGTGGGCGCCGCCACCGAAGTAGAGATGATCGAAAAGAAACATCGGGTTGAAGATGCCCTAGAAGCAGTTAAATCAGCGCAGCAGGAAGGTGTCGTGCCGGGAGGCGGCGTCGCCCTTCTACGTGCCGCTGAAAACATAGTGGTGGAAGTCGAGAATGAGGACCAACAGTATGGAGTAGATATCATCACGGCCGCGGCAATAGCTCCGCTACGACAAATGGCGGAGAATTGCGGCCTGTCCGCCGATCTTATCGAAGCTCAAACCCGAAAGGCGCCTGAAAATTACGGTCACAATTTTCGAGACTTTTGCGAGGTAGATATGTATGAGGCGGGCATTATTGACCCCCTGAAGGTCACCAGGACAGCTTTGGAGAATGCGGCTTCTGCGGCTGGTACTTTAATTACTACTTCTCATGCTATTCTAGAAGTATAGTCCTATTTAGTTGAGCAATGGAGAATTAAAAATGCCCGATCCCGACGTCGCGACCCAAAATCTTACTGTAATGATGGCAGAGATAGCTACCAAGATGCAAGTTCTTCTTGATAAGCAAGACGAGCTAGCAGAAAATATTTCTAAAATCAAGGAAGCCGTTTACGATCCAGACAATGGTCTGTACGCTCGTTTGAGTAGTCTTGGCTCCCGCCTCGACGCTTTAGAAACGTGGAAAAACAACAACACTAAAATTTTATGGATTGTAGTGGCGGCGGTTGTAGGCTTGATGGCTAAAACGATGTGGGCAACTCTGTTCTAAGAAAGGAAAAAAGATGCAATTTCAATTATTTTACACGGTCGATGAAGAGAACGTGTTTGAAGAGGCGGGTAAGCTTCTCGGGCTTAAAGCCCCCACAGTTCAAAAACTTATCGATCTCTTTCAAAATATTCAACAAGCGCTCAGTCCGGGGGATGAGCCTGTTAACAGCACCAAAGTGGGAGAACTGGTAGGTGATTTTAGGGAGGCTCTGGTAGAACTCGATGTTCGCGCCGGAGAGATAACCCAAATTTTGACAGCCTACGAGAAGCGCCCCCTTCCGGCTCGGGACTCTTCGCTCGTTGCTCCCGCTGACCTCCCGTCTGAGTCCTCCGAATAATGAAAGACACATATCAAATCGGGGACCTAGTACACGTTCCCCAAGCAGTGCATCTAATAGATTGTCCTATCGAAGCCGACCCACAGCTTACTATCCCGCTCAGAGTGGAACAAACTCAACGCCCCCGGGTAGGAATTGTGACATATGTCTCGTCGGGAGGGTATGTTCGCATTTTTTGCGATGGTGCCTACTGGGCGGTAAAGGATAGTAAAGTATATAAATTAGGATAGAAAATGATTAAGTTTATTGAAGTAATCAATGAAACCAACTTTAATCCGCGGATGGAACGAACAGCGATTCCTCAATTTTCGCTGGGAGAACTCTGGATTAACGAGGACTCAGTTGTAAAGATACGAAACGCAACGGGCTATAAACAGCTCTTGCGTGATGGTTTAATGGGAGAAGAGTTGAACGCAGAGCATAATTTTACCTCTATTACTCTTAATAATTGCGGGGTGATGGAGACCCACGTGGTGGTGGGGGCCCCTGACATTGTGGCCGGGCGCCTAAACCGAGATAGTCGAACTCTGCTGAAAGGATAAAGATGTTAAAAAAAGCTACAATCGTTGACAAACCGTGGGGCCACGAAGAACTGTGGGCCCAAAGCTCTCGCGGATACGTCGGAAAGATCTTATTTATTAAAAAAGGCCATCGTCTTTCACGTCAATATCATCGAGTAAAAGAAGAAACCATTATGGTCCTAGAGGGTACCTTGATATGTGAAGCGGGCCCCTATTTTGATGGAGACACTATTCACTCGCATATAATGCATCCCGGAGAGATATTTCATGTTCCGCCGGGGACGATCCACCGATTTAGTGCGGAGGGGGGCGATGTGCGCCTTGTGGAAGTCAGCACCCCGGAGACCCACGACATAGTCCGCCTTGAGGACGACTATAAACGTATTTCTCATATCCCCACTCCTCCACCTACTAGTGGAAAATAATTTACTTTTTCGCTTGACACTCCAGCACAGAGTGTTATAATATGAAGCGAAGGAGGTTAGAACACCTATGAATCCAGTTCTACGCAACAGCGCGAGGTCTCCGCGCAGCTTACTCTTTGAGACCATCTTTGGAGATGACTTTATTAATTTTGGCAATCAACTTGTTGATGATTATTCGGTAAAGACCAATGTGTCCAGTACTGATGAGGAATACAAGATTGATGTTATTGCCCCGGGACTCGACAAGGACGACCTAGGCGTGAAGGTAGAAAACAATCACCTTTATGTAACTTATAATAGTGAGAACAATACTGATACGACCGTTCAGTATAAATCTTTTAGTCGTTTTTGGAAGCTTCCCACCGATGCTGACTATAATACTATCCGTGCCGAATACAAGCAGGGCATTTTGGCCGTTTTCGTTCCCCGCGAAACCCCTGCGACCAACTCCATTACAATTGACATTAAGTAATATACACAACTATTTATAGTTGATGTATCTATGTCAATCCAACAAATGGAACGACTATCTACTCGCGGAGGCGATCGAAAATATCGGTCTCCCTTCGCGGGTAGTTACGTTTATTAGGCGTAAAGCAGCGTCCACTGTTCATAGTGACGCGCACGCCGCCACGCTTGCCAATCAACGTGGCGTGGAACTCCAAAAGATAGACGAAAAACACCTTACATGGTTGGGTCAGCTTCTTAAAAAGTTTGACATGAAACTTTTTGATGTCACTGACGCGAGAAACCTGGCGCACTTTATTAAAAAAGCAGTCCGCGAGACCAGCGGTGTGGATGCTTCATCCTCAGAGGAAGAACGAGAAGCCTTAGGAGAGCGCATAATCGACGCCATTGGCCCTATTATAGATTGGGCTATGGGCGTCCACAGCGACTCACCGGAAGATCTCCAAACTCTGGCTGATATGAAGGCGCTGAGAAAACGTATGACGCGGGCCCTCCAACGAGTGGGCCTTCCCGACGGCGAGATACAGACTGCGCAAACTATTTTTGACCACAGCCTCCTCTCACGTCTTACAGACAGTGATGATCTCCGGCTTAGACTGCGGCGGATTATGACCGTCCTTGCGCTGGATCCTGTTTATTATGACGAGGAGCTTAAGGGCGCCGAGACTTTCAGAGAAGCGTATCGCATAGCCCAAATATTCCTCGACAATCCCACGAAGGATCCCGACAAAGTCATTCACACTTTTGATAACGGCTACTTCTGGTATGATATCCAGAGCCATGCTTGTGATTTTGAAGCAAAGGAAATGGCCCACTGTGGACGCGGCGAATCTGGCACTCTTTATTCCTTGCGCTCCGGCGAGAAACGCAAAATGAAGCCGTTTGTAACGATAGAGTTTGACGGGACCACCATTTATCAAATTAAAGGCAAAGCGAACAGTGCTCCCGGGCCTGATCTGTGGTCTTACATTGATTGGTTTATTGAGAACATGGGGGTTGAAAAGGTGGTAGAGAAGGGCGGCGGGTGGCATCCCTTCACCGATGATGGTGCTGGCATATTAGAGTACCTTGAGGAGAAACATCCAGACGTGAAGTTTAAGGATGTGTGGGTCGCTGAGGCGACCGAGCTGCTGGAACAATGGGAATCCAGCATTGAAACCGATAGTCAAACCTTTTTGGAAATTGAGTGGCCCGGTGCACCGGACGATGCCGGATCCGCCGGCGTGGGCTTGCGCCATCAAGCGTTCTGGCCCGTCAAAGATATTATTGTTGATGAGGATACTCACCGACTGCGTTGGGAGATCCGTCAGGATGCCCAGTCGATTGCGGACGATACTCTTTATCCCAACCCGCGGATCCGCACTGCCGAGGTATTCGCGAGAGGCGTTCAAGATTCCGAAGCCGCGATGCTCCGTGTTGAGATGGTGTGGGAGGATGACTTCCAGCCCAATGACGATGACGAAGAAACCGTAAAGAGCGAGCTTGAACGGCTCGACAGCTATCTATCGGAGATTGCCGAGATATCGGGTTACCTCGTCAGCGTCGAAGCCGCACCCGAAGACGCAGAGTTTGACTACAATGGTTTTTGGAAAGGTGTCGAGGAAAGATTAGAAGCATATGGTGTCTATCGTGACATTGCGGCCGAGATCGATGCAGAGGACGAACGCGATCGCGAGGACCAGCTGGACCTCCCCCTCCGCCAGTCAGCAGGAGAAATGGACCTCGACTATGGGCTATCCGAATCGCGCATTATACAGCGTTGGCAACAAATTATTAAATAATTCCAGGAAAGCCTTATTCCTTTCTAATTACTAATAGACAAACAAGGGTTAGAAAGGACTCAAGGTTGTATGCAATTTGGCATCCCTAGGGAGTATGCAGGTATAAATACACTTATGTAGTGGTAAAGTAACCTCACACGGAGGATTGTTCGTGCGTAGGTGGATTAAAAATTTTATAGTTATTGCATCACTGCTTTTAGTAAGTTGTACCACTCCCCCCCTCTCCTTTACTTCTGAGTCCGCTCAGCCCTTCCTTTCCACCCAAGGCACAGTTGAAGTACAGACTGCCTTTGGTGATGTGCTCGAAATTTTGGATGCGTCCAATCTTTCGCTCTCGGAACAACGAGCCCGCGCCGCCGCCGTAAAAGTTAGATCTCTTTTACAAGGTGGCCATGGTTCGGGAACTTATATGGTTGCCCACGACCGCCGCGTCGTTGTTACTGCCGCTCACGTTGTCCGGAGCGAGAGCGTCATGGCCATCGATGGCCGAAACGGCGAGACGGTTGTGGGCCAAGTTGTCTTTGTTGACACAGAAAATGATTTGGCATTTCTGGTTGTTCCAGAGATGGAAACTCGCACCGCTATACGGTACCGTCCGCTAAAATCGTATGACGAGCGGCTGCTCGGCACTAACCTTACGTATACGGGCTTCCCCTCGCATCACGATTTGCTCACTATCCGGGGATATGTTGCGTCCCTGGAGCACGAAATGGTTGTAACCAATATGTTCGGATGGTTTGGATCATCTGGTTCGGGCGCCTTTGACCGCCGCGGCAGACTAGTCGGAGTAGTTTCGGGCATAGACGTAGGAAACATCGGAGTTATGGGGTACCGCATTCCTCTTGAGTCTATTGTATGGGTCGCGCCTGTCAGCCACATAGATCACGAGATGCTTAAAATCAGAATAATGACCGCAACAGTGCCCGATACTATTAACGCATTTCCGGGGGCGAGGGCTCCCCGCCGCGGCGGCACCCGGGATTAGAAAAATGAAACGGGTAGTTGCTTTTATCATTCTAGCCGCTTTTGCCGTGACCGGATGCGAAGGCGATTATACAATTTATGATATGCACCCCCCGGAGATTGTTGAGGTAGAAGTCCCCGTCGAAGTACCGGTAGAGGTGATTGTAGAAGTCCCGGTAGAAGTGATTGTAGAAGTCCCCGGCGAAGGCGGCGATGTTTGGGTTGACTCATTCGATCAGCCTTATACCATTGACGGCATTGATATTGTTTGGCTGATTGATAAGTCGGGCTCTATGAATTCTCACTCTCAATCAGTGGTAGATG